TTTTGAGCAGTTTTCAAAAGTTTTCATAAACCCCTTAGTTGTTACTGCCGTATTATTATCAAATAATCCCGAAGGAATGGCTCCAGCGATTAGAGAGCAACTACTAAAAGTTCCATAAAATGCTTCGGTCGAAACCAATGTATTCGTATCAAAAAGATCGCTCGGAATATTCGTAATTTTGGAACAATTATTGAATGTCTGATAAAACGCCTTTGTAGTAACAAGGGTATTATTTGTAAAAAGACCCGATCCGATAGAGGTTAATCCACTACACGAACTGAAAGTGCTCTGAAAGGCTCCATCAAAATTAACTGCGGTATTATAGGCAAATAAATCCCCAGGAATTTCTCCTGTCCATGCAGTACAACTGGCAAAAGCATACTGAAAACCGCCTGTAACGCTGGTATGATGGCGGAAAATATCATGAGGTATGGCTGTGAGTTTTGAACATCCGTAAAAAATATAACTAAATCCTTGAGATAAGCACCCTGTACCCGATGCCGGAATCCCTCCAAGTGGAATACTTGTTAAATTGGAACATCCATAGAACCCTCCAAAAAGGTATCTGTATCCTCGGTATCGTGTTCCACCGCCCCAACTTATGACTTTCGTTATTTTTAACTTATCTCCAACATTATTAAAACTCCAACCTTCACAAACGCCTGTTATGGTTACCTGATAGGTTCCATTGCTCGCGTAAGTGTGTACGCGGGCCGCCGAATTATATGCATTAACATCGCCTCTTGCGGTTCCATCGCCCCAATCAACAGTAAAGTTGTAAACAAGTGCGCCCTCCGTCCTGGTGTTTATTAATGGCAGGGTAATCGTTCTCGCAGTAGCGTCACCGGATACAGTCCATTCAGTTATGAAAGGCCTGTTCACCGCCGGAATATAAAAATTTCTTCCCATTATGTCCGAGTTATTTTCAGTTTCCCTCGCAAAACCGTTGGCGCACCGGTATAGGTGATCGCCGTAATAATGTAAACCCGATCACCGGCAACAACCGTATTGGCACCGGTGGCGTTTGTTTCATCTGCTCCACTATCAGCGGTAACGCTGGAAAGACTTGTTACCGCGGTAGTATTTATTTTTACTGCAATGCCGGTTAATGTTCCGGTATCCGTTTCTAATACTGCTGAGGTTATCGTGTACCCATAACTTGCTTTGATATCCAGGGTATAGGTCTGTGAAACACCATAAACAATATCCGCAAATTCAAAATTGATATCATCCACCAGGCCAACCGCGCCCTGGGTGTCCGCGTTGATCGTAATTATAGAATCATTGGTCCGGATAATACTTGTGATATTCGTACCGGCAACAAGTTTTATAGAGTCTTTTGAGGCATCCGATCCGAGCAACTTAATAAACGCTCCTCCGGTTCCTGTTTGGGCAGATATGCCGTAAGTAACTCCGCCTCCAGCGGCCGTAAAGGTGATCGTATTTGCGTCAGTCCTGGTGATCGTCATATTCGTTCCTTCGGCAAGTTTAACAGAATCTTTCGATCCGTCCGAGCCGAGAATCTTCATCCACGATCCACCGGTACCGGTTTCCGCGGATATGCCATAGGTAGCGCCACCAGCGGCGGCATTGAAGGTTATTGTGTTTGCATCGGTCCGGACAATAGAGGTCATATTTGTTCCAGCGGCAAACTTAACGCTATCTTTTATTCCTGTTGAAGATAGGAGTTTAAGCCACGACCCACCGGTTCCGGTTTCGGAAGAAATACCGTATGTTCTATTATAAGCAGTTGCCAAACTATCTCTTGTTGGCTGAATTGAATCACCGAAATCAATGCGGAGAAGATATTGTAAATGGTCATCAGCGGTTAATCCACTTAACCCACCGTGAGTTGTTTGAACATAGGTTGTTCCGGAAATCGATCCTCCTGTTCTCAGGTCCAAAACATCCGATTGAATCGGAACATTCTCATTTTTCATAATCACACGGTACAGTATCTTCATTTCCATAAAAGGCAATGTTCCAACGGATACTGATGCAAATGTGTTATTGGTTCTTGCATTATTCAATGTGTTATCTACTCGTTGACCAATCAAAGTAGCGATTGGCATTAAACTGTCGTTTGTGGCAAAAACCCAATAAGCAACATACTGATTAGTGGCATTGCATGTACTTAGGGTTGTTCCGGTGTTATACTGCAAATTATTACCGGACCGCTTATAATATGTGGTTTGAAGAGTATCCCATTTTACAATCGCTGAACCATCCTTCCAAATTACGGTATTAGTCGTTTTCGTGGTAGTAATATGCTCTAAATCATCATCATACCATTCGCCTCCGTCTATTGAAAAAGTGGTGTTACCAAATGTTGCTCCAAATCCGGAAACATACCTGGGGCCAATACCCTCATGAAATATTTCATGCGTTCTCCAATCCATAACCATCCCATGCCGTTCATCGAAAAGTAATCCGCGCTGAGTAGTTGCGTTCCAATAAATAAAAGCCGTTAATACCTGGTCAAATCCAGGAAAACTATTTACTAATTCTACCAGCACATCGGATGAATTGAAATATAAATAGTGCAATCCGCTAACATCGGTAATAGTCAATGAATCTGTTTCTTCGACCCTCCTGGTACCCTGGTAGTAAGTAAGGAAATCCCCTGATATTTTAAACTCTCTGTCGTGGTTCGTAAATGCGATATGGGAAAGAGTCCTGTCAGGAAATCCTGTCGGCTCTTTTGTCATTACCTCAATATCTGTCGATCCATTTACTGTAATTGTATTGGCATCGGTCCTGGTAATTGCGATCTTAGTTCCATTGGCGAGCAAAACTGAATCCTTTGAACCATCTGAACCGAGAATTTTTATATATGAACCCCCAACTCCTGTTTCTGCCGACATGGTATAGGTTGCTCCGGCTCCACCGCTGGCATCAAATGTGATACTATTGGCATCGGTCCTGGTAATAGACATGTTTGTTCCTTCGATCAACTTTACGCTATCCTTGGACCCATCTGAACCCAATATCTTTATAAATGATCCTCCGGTACCGGTTTCTGCCGACATTGAATAAGTGGCACCGGTATCAAGCGAAGAAAAGGTTATCGTGTTGGCATCTGTCATGGTTACTGTCGTATTGGTACCATCAGCCAACTTTACACTATCCTTTGATCCATCGGACCCCAGGATTTTCATATATGCACCACCGGTTCCGGCCTCTGCCGATACGGTATAGGTTGCACCGCCACCGGTAGATGATATTGTTAAGGCATGCTCCGAAGTCATGGTAACGGTTGTTGTTCCACCACCAATAATATTGATACTATCTCTTTCCTCCGGTGCCGCGTAATTCTTTATCCAAATATCTCCGGTATGATCCACCACCGAAAGGTCATAGGTATAAACAAGGGCCTCAAAATTGATAACAGAATCATTCAAATAACTGATAGTGACATTACCATTCTGCCTAAGATAAATGGTATCATTTGAGCCATCTGAACCATTATGGATAAACAATGCCCCTCCGGTTGTATCCGCGGCAAAAATCGAAGACGCTCCGGCCGTTCCGGTGGAATTGAAAACAATATTATTGGCGTCAAGTTGCATGATGGTCATATTACTGCCAGCATATAGCATAACGCTATCCTTCGATCCATCGGAATTGAGTAGTTTGAGCCATGCGCCACCAGCGCCGGTTTCCGCACTCACATTTGATCCGGTGAGCAATTCCACATAATCAACATTCTTCGTTAGAAGAGCAAGTTTTTTCGAACTGAGTTGCTTTTGTAATATCCGATAAGTCTTTCCGGTCTGAATATCAAGTATCAAACCGCCGGCGGATATGGTTCTGCCAAATTGTGTTGTTGAGTCAGTTACGCGATAAAGATAAGCCGGTGATATTTGCGAAAACCCACTCAAAGACAACAACAATCCTAAGATTATCAGATATCTTTTCATTGTATTGTGCTTTATTCAACAACAGGAGCATAACCCCAAAGTGTAACTGCCTCGCCGTAGGTTGTCATATACCAAACAGTAACCTTATCATATTGATAACAAGGTATATGGATGGTTATTGTACTGTCATTTACGGTCCGGCACCAAAAATCCGTTGTGCGTTTCAATACCTGACTATTTAAGGATACAGTTATTGAAGTCGTATCAATCGGATTATGGCTTAATGTGAATGATTTATCCTCCGCGTCCGGAGCGCCAGCCTCAAACGATTGGCTAAACATGGCTCCAGCCGTTTTCTCGGCACCTGACACAATCAACATCACTTTGTCGGCTGCTAAAGCGGTATTTACAGTAAGACTACTGATACATGCCTTTTTGGTGATCCAAACGGTACTGTCAGCAACGGCAAAAATCATAACACCGGCAGGCAAACTGTGGCCAAATACGGTTGTTCGGTCGGATATTCTCATAACTCCCCCAGGAGCAACCTGAGAATAACTGATTATGGAGAATAGAGCCAGCATGCAGATTAAGAATACTTTTTTCATGGCTTTACTTTTTAACTGTTACGCGATCATAAATTTTTGTTTCCAATAATAATGCTAATGTCGTTGTTCCCACGCCGGTCCATCGAATGGCTGGTATCAATGTTCCATTAAAATATACCTCCGAAGTCGATCTAAGGCCGAAACTTACGGTTATGTTATTTTCCCCATCGGTGGCGATAACCTTGGTGAATATTTGTGGCTTACTCGTCACCATCCAATTTGACCATGTATTGCTACCAATAGCCTTGAATCTTACACTATCGCTGGCGTATTGAACATAATGAACGCTATCCTTATAAACCTTTGTCAGACCGCTTACCTGAGAAAACCAATACAACCACTTATTTATTTGAACGGTATCCCCCTCAACTTTCTCCAATCGGATTGTATTTCTCCTTACCTGGGCCATGGCTCCGGCGGAGATCATAAGCGAAAGAAGGATTAGGGTGATAATCTTTTTCATGGTTTATACTTTTATTAATGCCTTGTAAGTGATATGCGCCGGCTCATTAACATCAACATCAAACCCATCCAGGTCTGTCGTATTGTCAACTGTTCCTCCAATAATCGCTCCATCGGAAAGAGCCGTTACCTCCCAATCCAAAATAAATAGTGTTCCTGGGGGGAATGCCGTTGAATAGGTTATCCTGGTAGGTCCGGTTATTAAGTCCTCCTCACCGGCCCGATACATTAACCCAACAAGGTTCTCAATAATATCAATCGTAATGCCATTGCCCTGCTGGATACCGAAAATCTGTATCCTTCCAATTCCGCTACCTTTGTCGATTACGCGGATTCTTGGAAAATTGTCCTCAGATACGCTGATAATTTCTACAAATGGCATGGCTAAATATCTTTTACATACGCTAAAGTAGCCTTTGAACGCTCAATGCTTTTACTGTTAGTGAAATCGGTGTCTGTCTGATAGACTGTGACCTCAATTTCTAACATTCCGGTATCCATTAGGGTTGTTATCGCGGCATTGATTGGAATAATCAATTCTTCGTCAACAACTTCCACATGGACCCATCCAGCCTGTACCAACATCGAATACTTCTCGTAAATCGCTTTGGTAGTTTGGTGAATCAACCGTACCTCAATATTGTAAACATCCTCACAACTGAATTGAGTATCGGTTTCATCGTACAGGGCAATCCCATACTTTTTTGTTCCCCCTCTATATATATTGCCTGGCATGGTTATAGGGTATGAAGTTTAATCCAATCGGCAACGCGATCCCTGCACTTTTGTTCCCCCTTTTCATCGGTGGAATATATTTGAAGTACCTTTGCGGCCACCAGCCAGGTCAAAGGATCGATTAAATCATCTTGCAGTTCCTCGGCAGTCTTCTTTAAAATAAAGGCCGCTTTTTCAACCGTATGTGTGCTTCCGGCAGTTACGGAGAAATATTCAAGTATATACTTGGATAACTCAGCGTCATACCGGATAACACAAATAGGCTTTGCAGGTTTACCGCGTGTAAAAGGGTTGTGCTGGTTTACATAAGCCGGATGGTTTTCGCTTATTGCATCGAAAACCGGCTTTATCCACTCCTCCATTTTGAAATAGGAAAGTCTGAGAAAGGTGTCAGGAAGGACAACATATCCGGAACCGTCTGCATTAACAACATGCTCGGCGTCCTCGTCATTGTAACTGTCGGTGTCTGCCACTAAAAGATACCTGGGTACCAATAGTTGCAATTCATCAGCGGTTTCATCAAGGATTTCGTCAATCATCGGGTTTTCGACAATCTGACCGGAAGCCTCTGACATTTCCTCCAACTTGATCTTTACCCTACCCTTAATCCTATCCCTGTCCATCATGGCGTGAATTATTTCCAGTTAGGAAACTCCAACTTGTGTTGTTCAGCAATGGCACGAATCTGTTCATTGTTCTTTAATTCGCCTGCCGTTACTCCTTCAACATTCGCAATCATCCAATCCTTGGCGGTACGACCGGAATAGACTTCCTCAACTGAACGACCCTTTAATGGAAGATCGTGAGCGTCTTCGGCGGTGTCAGGCGTGTCCGGCGGTTCCGGCATCGGTACGGAAGATTGGAAAAGATTTTTCGTTGTGGGTGTTGCTCCTTCCACATGGTTGAGAACTTTCGAAGGTAATTCGTGCATGCCAACCTCAGTTTCAAGAATGAAACGCTTACCATACCATGGATGGCTTTCAACATACTTCTGAATCGAAGGTTTGTTTGTCATGAATCGACCTGGCCTTGGCGGTGTTTGTTTTCCGCCGGAAAATTCAATGATGATGGATTTCTCATTAACATCACCAATAAGGCTTAAAAATGTCTGCCCAAAAAGCAGTTTATAAGTTTTAGTTACCATAATGATTTCTCCCTTGTTATACTGATTAAGAAAGTAACCGGCCGAAACCGGTTACTTACTCTTTCAGTTAATGTTTATGCTGAATGTTCAACCATATCAACAATGGCGTGAGTCTGTGGGTAACGAAGTGCTACACCAAAAGCCTCGTCAATTTTGAATGCGTTGGCATTCCGGATACCCGAAGAACGAAGGTCCAATTTCTCGGTTGCCATCGGCTTAAAGGTGAATTTCTCCAGGTTGGCAATGTCAAGGATCAAACCTTTTGCTCCCCAGCCGGCCGGTGCGAACAAGTTATGCAGTTTGATTAAGAGAATACCAAAAGGTGTTTCGATTTTCGAGAAGTTGATACCATGAACAACCTCAACCGATTTAGCGTCAATCTGCTTTTGGAAACTATCAATATTGGCCATATTCTCCAAAAGGTCTTTCCCAACAAAGAAATATCGGGTGTCTGAACCAGCGTTATCGGTAAAAATAGTTTTGGTCCAATTATTCCAATACTGCTTCCACTTGGCCTGTGCGGTTACGCCGGAAGTATAGGTAAGGGTCTGAGTAATATACCTGGTGATACCACCTGAGTTATATTTTTCCTCCTGGTCACCAGGATCGGTGTACTGCTTCCGGACTCCAAATAAAGAGTCAAGTTCGCAACCACGGCGCATATCATACAGGGAAGCATATTTAAAATCTGCCATTCCGTAAGCAACCTCTTTTTCGTGCATCTCCAAATAGACTGACTCCTCTACCTGGGCCATGTGAATCTGATTGAAGTTATATGCCTTATCCGGAAAAATCGAATATGGGTCCGTTTGCGCGTCAAGTTCACTCTTGGTATTACCCATCCTGGTTAGTTTCGTGCCTGGATCAAGGTCCGGAAGTTCATTAACTGCAACACCCAAACCGTTCAATGGAAGAACAGAAATGGTTCCGTTAGCGGCGTTCTTATCGATCACATTGAAGACAATAGCCTGTCCATCTGATCCCAAAACACCCTGTAACATACCGTTATCATCCTGGCTCCAAATGTGAACATTGGAAACACTCAGCGTATGAACACCACTTCCCTCATAAGAGCCGGAAGCCGAAGTATCAAACGCATTTTTAATGGTGTCCTCAATTCCACGCATGTCAACTGCATAGTAGTCGTAGCGCCACGATTTCGCCGGCACATTCTTTACAACCGTCCTTAACAGGGTGTCAAGGGGGGTAGAAGCCGGTTTCATCTTTGTGATGCTTTGACTAATCTTGTTTAGCAATAAGTCCGAAGACTTCGCATTGGCTACCGTGGTTGTTGGGGTTGAACCCTCCAGCACCACTCCAGCAGGGGCCGCGAACATAAATGTTGCGCCCAAAACATCCGGTGCTACCACACCGAAAAGAGCAAGTACCCCTACCGCCACAATGGAGAGGAGCATTATCCGGCTCATTACTTTACTAATGGTTCTCATTTTGAATAAAAATTAATGTTCGTATTTAATTATCAAGAAAATTTATCTACTATTTCTTCAACCCAATTATTCGGGTCTTTGGCAACCGGTTCCATTTTATTACCGCTTGGTTGTAAACTCGGCGGTTCCTGTTCTGCAATATTGCTGACCTTCTCGGCAACAATCTTTTTGTTTCTCGCGGCAATGGTGGCAATATTTTTGGCGCTGGCGATATCGGCATCATACCGAAGACCTTTTTTATACCGGTCCAAAAATTCTTTGGTTATTACACCTTCCTGTAAATTGACAAGATCATTCTCCAGGCTGGTAAAAAACTCCGTGGCTCCTTTTTCATCCAATTTCTCCTCGGTGGCGAAGGTTCTCAGCATCGTATCGGTCTGTTGCTTGTTCTCCTGGAGTTTCTGAATGGCTTTATTGTCTTCGATCACTTTAGCCTTTCGCGCGTCTGCGGCATCCTTGTACTTGGAGTAATCTTCATCCCCAGGCTCCGGTTTAAGACTGTCCATATCAAAATTACGCGCCAGGGCAACTACCAGCGGAACACCGGACATTAATTCCCTGGTGAAATTGGCATAGGATTTCTCCGATACTAACAATGCAGATAATTCCTGATTGGCTTTACGGTTCTTGTCACGATACTCAACAAGTCCTTTAACATAGGTAACCGCCTGTTCGGGCGTAGCATCTTCCGGCAATTCTAAAACGGTGCGAATGCCGGTGAACAACTCTCCATCTTTCTCAGGTATAGGGGATTCAGTAACTTCCGGTACGACTTCTTTACCTTCCGGTTGTGTTTCTCCTTCTTGATTTTCTGTTGTGCCGGTTTCTGTTTCAGTTTCCGGCTGGTCAGGGATGATGGATTCACCTGGTTCCGTTTGCGTTTCTACTATTGGCTCTTTTGCTGGTTGGTTATCAACATTTTCGGGTTGATTTTCACCAGGAATCATGGTTGGACTGTCTGCCGTTTGCTCTTCGGCAACAGTAGCCTCCATATCATCAGGCCAAATTTCGTTTTGTACTTCGTTGCTATCCATTGGTTTTCAAATAGTTAGTTGTTTTACAACGCTCCCTAATTTAATTATCGGAAAGTTAGGGGATATTATCTATACTAATCAGGTGCATTTTAGAATATTAGGGTATTAAATTCCCTTTCTGTATATTCGAAGACAAATTGATACATTATGGCCTCCAAAAGAGAACTCGTTATCAAAAAACATTCGGACCTATACCGGTCTTATCTTGCCCTCCTTAAAGAACTCGGTCCGGAAAAATCAAACTCCTTTTCAAAGAAAAAACTTTTCCAAATGGCCGCTGAACGACCGGCACCCTGTTTTTACATGCAGGCAGAATCAGCGCAAAAATCCATAAGAGCAATATTGGCAAATCCGCATGAACGAAGAAAAATTGAACGCGATCTTGTTGGAGAATGCGAAACGGTTGAGTGAATTTGCCGTACCGTATAATCAGTACACAGGAGAAGGTAGTCCTATTGATCGGTTTCCGTATCAACTTGATAGGGATAATTTGCTATATCTACCAATGGCCATGAAGGATATTCCTGGCCTACAATTCGAAGGTCATAACCTCCGCGACTATATGATCGACCAGGGATATTTCAAAAGAGGCCGGTCCTGGCCAAGTTTTCTACTCAGTTTTGATAAACTCCGGATAAAATATGATTTTGAATATTGGGCCATCACCAGGGTAACCATACAGGATAAGATTTCAAAAAAACCGATGAAATTCAGCCTCCGCCATCCTCAAAGGAAACTCTTCGCGCGCATGGAGAAACAACGGTTAAGGAGAATACCCATCCGGATCAAACTGTTAAAGGCTCGGCAATGGGGTGGAAGTACCCTCATTCAGTTATACATGGCATGGATAAGTGTTGTTCTCCGCGAGAATTGGCATTCCGCCATTTGCGCCGATGTGGAACCCCAGGCAAGGAATATCCGCGGTATGTTCTCCAGGTTCGCCAAACATTATCCGAAGATTTCCGGTACCATTACCCTAAAACCGTATGAAGGTTCAGCAAAGGTTCGTGTTGTGGCTGAACGCGGAAACATTATCGGTGTCGGATCGATGCCCTCACCGGATGCCTTGCGGTCATTTGACTTCGCCATGCTCCACTTATCTGAGATAGGTTTATGGAAAAAGACTGAGAACCGGACGCCGGAAGATTTAGTACAGGCACTTCGCGCTACTGTTCCCTCGGAAGCCGATACATTGATTGCCCTGGAGTCCACCGCAAAGGGTGTCGGAAACTTTTGGCACCATGAATGGATGTCAGGGATCAATAACGAAAGCGGTTATGAATGTGTGTTCATTTCATTTTTCGAAATTGAAATGTACCAGCGGAAGATTAAGGATTACACCAAGTTTATCAATGAAATGAAGGAGGCCGATTGGATTCTTTGGGAAAAGGGTGCATGCCTGGAGGCCATTCATTGGTATAAAACATTCAAATACAGGGAAGGTTATTCCGATTGGATGATGCAGTCTGAGTTTCCCTGCGATTGGCAAGAGGCATTTCAGTCCACCGGCCGAAGAGCATTCGCACCAATGTATGTGATCCACACCAAAAAGAATTGTCACCAGCCATTAATGAAGGGTGAACTTTTTGCCGATGCTGAAAAAGGAGAAGGAGCATTTAAGAATATCCGGTTCGAAAAGGTTCATAATGGCAGTCTTTGGGTATGGCAACCGCCGGACCACTCATTGAGAGTTGCAAACCGGTATGGATTATTCGGGGATATCGGGGGCCGGACATTAAAGGCCGACCGTTCAGCGATCCGTGTGATTGATCGATATTGGATGATCGAAGGTGAAAGTCCGGAAATGGTTGCCACCTGGCATGGAATTTTAGATCAGGATTTATTCGCCTGGAAAGGCGCTCAACTTGCCTATTGGTATTGTAAGGGATTATATGCCATTGAAACAAACTCGCTCCGTACAAACAAGGATGATAATTTCGAAGGAGATCACTTCCTGACGATCCTGGATGAAATTGTAAATTTCTATGATAACCTTTATCTGAGAACCACACCTGACTCCATCCGCCAGGGTGCGCCGGCAAAGTATGGTTTCCATACCAACAGGGCCACCAAGCCGATGATTATTGACCAACTGAACGCGGCCATGCGTGACTCGCTTTACATTGAGCGTGACCAGCGCGCTTGTGATGAATGTGACAGTTACGAAATCAAGTCCGATGGTTCCTATGGTGCCGTGGAAGGTAGCCATGACGATTTAGTGGTATCAACCGCTGGTGTCGTATGGATGGCATTAAAATACATGGATGCCCCATATATTGTGAAAGAAATGATGAAGAGAATACAAACAGGCCCAACATCGGCCGCAATATTTTAACAATGGGAAAAGAAAGAAGTAAGGAATGGTACGATGCAATCTACCAGGACAACACTCAAAAGTCAGGAACCTATTCACAGGAGCCGGAAAAGTCACAGTATTATCAGGTTTGGCAAAAAACCATTGATATCATTAAGGAAAAAAACCTTAGTGCGGTATTGGATATCGGTTGTGGCCCTGGGCAGTTTGGAAAGTTGTGTATCAAAAACAAATTGGGGTACCTGGGTTGGGATTTTTCAAAAACTGCAATCGAAATGGCCAAACGGCTGAATCCAAATAATACCTTGCAGTTTAAAGTATGTTCCGATCTTTTGACCATGAGAGATATTACCTTTCCCCAGGTGATAACCATGATCGAAGTTTTGGAACATATCGACAAGGATATTCTATTGCTGAACAAACTGTTCTGCAAAACCCTTATTATTTCCGTTCCGGATTACAACAATGCCGGACATGTTCGCTGGTTCCGTTCCGAAGAGGAAATTCGCGCTCGGTATGGCGAAGTGATCCCGATTGAAAAGATCATTCCGATCCGGAGCAAACTGCACACTATTTTCATAATCGTTGCAACCTATGAAACTTAGAAATATCTTCCGGAACCTTTATCGATATTGGTTTGATGATACCTACCAATTAGATATGATCCAGCAACGGAAAATTGCAAAGCGTTTCCGTAGGGCAAAAAAGATTGCCGGCGCAAAACACAAAGCCGATGGCAGAACCTATTATGTTATCCTGGGTCCGAAGGATCGATATTATGTTTATAACAGTTTGGAGATGATGCAGGCCAAAAAGAGAGGTATCTTCAAACAGAAAATGACCATCCATGATATCTATTCGGCCGCGAGTTTTATTGCCAGCAGTAATCCACATTTAGAGAAAAAGTTATGATGATCCAGCAGGCATTTGTCGGAGCAAGGTTCTTCCAGCATGCTTTTAGGACCAAGTACCAACTAAATCAATACACCAGGACCGATCTTCCGGCGGTATTTTTCGGGTGTTACACCACTCAATGGAAAGTGTTACAGGCACACCAAAGTTTTGCCGTGGTTATATGGGCCGGAACCGATGCCTATAATCTTCGGTTCAATGCCAATTTTTGCCGGTATCTAAGGGATAATAGAATGAGAATATTCCATATTGCTATCAGCAAGTACATTGAGGAGGACTTGAAAGTGGCCGGCCTTGTCTATCGGTCCATTCCGGTAACCCCAAATACCTATGTTGGACTACGACCATGCCCCCCTGGGGATTCAGTCTATGTTTACCTTCCGGATGTAAGGTCTGAGTTTTATGGTTCATTGATTGTTGAGGAGGTTAAGAAATTGATCCCTGGGATACCATTTATACAATGTGACAGTAAAACATATTCCCGTAATCTACTCTTGTGCAAGGTTTACCCGAAGTGTTTTGTTGGGTTAAGGCTTACTCCGCACGATGGATTGAGTAATACCGTGGTTGAACTCGGAATGATGGGCCGGCGGTCAATATGCAATGCCGGTTACCCGACAACAATACCGTGGACCGATGCCGAAAGTGTGGCCCAGGCAATAATAAGAGAGAAGGAAATGCCACCGGATGCCGAAAAGGTTTCGAAAACATTCAGAAAATGGCTGAACGCGCCTTGCGATTGGCTTAATACTGAATTTTGGAATAAACATGCTGAAATTATCGCTCGCGTTCCGGAATCTTTCGATGATGAATTGGTAACTGTTATCATAAACACCTACAATGAGAACCCGAAAATTCTCAAACAGGCGGTTGAGTCCTATGAGAAACAAGAAGGTGTAAAAATGCAGATTATTATTTCAACCGTACAGGGTGATCCGTCCATGATTTATGGTAACAAACATACCCTGATATGTTCCGACAAGCCAGGTATCTATGAGCAACTGAACAACGCCTGTGATTTCATTAAAGGCTCCTGGTTCTGTTATGCTTCCGGAAACGATGTTGCCATGCCAACAAAATGCAGGGATGAAGTCCGTCAATGCTATGTTACCAATAAACTTGTCTGTTATGCCGACTTTGTAATTACCGATCACAACCTAAAAGCATATTCCAGCCGGACATTCAAAAATTATTCCTACAAGGAACATTTGTTGGCAAATTATGTATCGGATTGCGCCTTAATTAACACACAATTACTGAAAAATTTTCTACCTTTCCGTAGCGAAACCTTTGGTAATCACGCGTATTGGGATTTATGGTTGCGGATTTACGAAAGATACGGTGATGTGTTCTGCTATCTTCCACAAAAAACATGGCTCTACCGTCAGGCGGATACCAGCGCGCATATCGAAAGGCAAAAAAGTCCTGAGAAAATGAAACTGAATATTGATCTTCGGTTAAAATTGCAAAAAGAACACAATTTAATTTCCAAAAACCTACCATTAAGATTGAGGATTAAATAAATGCACAAAATATTCTATAAATATAGCACTTGTCAAACCCTGGAGCCGATCAGCGGTGACCGGATCAATGAAATGATGAATGTTAAGGCCATTGAGGAGGCCGGATTCAAAGTTGCGTATAATGGCAGGGTAATGGCCCAGGATTTCGGCGCCGCTTATATTCGGGCCAGCGAAAGTTACTTCCGGCAGGCCGAAGGATTGAAAAGGATATGGTTTGCCTCCCCATACAACCCGACAATGATGCGAAATGCCGACCGGATCGCAACTTTCAGCGATACATGGACCGATATGTTAAGAGTTGGCACAAAATTCAACCTCAATCCGGACGGAATTGCATGGAGAAGCAAGGTAATTACCATTCCTCAGACCATTGATAGCAAATTCTTTACCAAAAAGGGTAACCAGCCAGGGCAAATAGTCTTCGCGTTCATTGGAAAGATCAGAAACCTTACCTATCCAGGTACATTTTTCAAGATATGGAAGGAAATCAAGGTTTATACCGGTGGAAAATTGGTTATTCTCGGATCGATTACTGAACCTGGCCTCACCATTCCAAAGTACGCTCAGATAAAAACCGTTCCTCACAAAGAAATGCCGGCCGAAATGGAGAAAATAAATATCCTGATCGAAGGAAATCATGGTGTTTCATGGGATTATTCCGGTTGTATAAGGATTTTGGAAGCCGCCGCCATGGGAATACCGATCATTATGGAAAGATCGCGCGCCAGGGAAGAAGATTTTACACAGGACTATCCTTTCTTTGTGCCGGTTGGTACCATGACTGACCCAAATATGGCCCCACATATCGCCCAGGCAGTCAGGAAATATATGGATGATCCACATGTCGCGGACCCCTATTTAAGACTCGCCTCCTCGCGCCACAACATCAAAAATACCTCTAAAGTAATTGGCAACCACCTTAAAAATATGATCGATGGAACGCAAGATTAACGAACTGATCCATAAACTTTATGGAATGATAGAAATTGCAACTACCATCCAGGCCATAGATGCCTACAATTATGCAATAACTGAACTTTATGTAATGCTTAAAGAAATTGAGAATGGAAATGAACAATGAAATCTATTCATACATGACGCCGGAAGAGCGCCATCAGTATCAAATGCGCCTCGCAATGGGTACAAGGATCGGTGACCGGATAAGGTTCAATGGCGAGAAAAGCCGGCAGGCATACACCGATTTTTGCGAACAGATGGTTGCAAAGTATGAAGAGAAATGCGATCCAATCTATAACGCCGAAATGGAAAGACTTCGCCGGCTTGTCAATGGAGCAAAAGAAAACCTCCTCAGAAAAATCACCGCTGAACCATCCAAGTATCCACAATCTGAAAACTTTGAAAAAAATGAGTTATACCCAATCAGACTCCGAACCAATAATCCACTTCGTTTGGGTTTACATTAAATTCGGCCAGGTACATGACGAGATTCAATCCTCCATTCGCTCGGTAGAGAAATTCTTTAAGGGCGAAAGGAAAATCTTTATTGTCGGTGACCGGCCGGAACCGTTCAAACCCTATTGGACCCACATACCGCACACCCAGGTTCAAAATATCATGTATGCAAAGGCGCTGGACTCAATATCAAAACTTGAAACCATTGCCAAGGAAGATCAGATAAACCCTGACTTCGTTTATATGAATGACGATCAGGTGTTCCTCCGACAATTTACCCTGCCGGAAATTTCCCGATCAATAGCGAACAATCATGTCCATACCCTGCTGGATTATTGGAACAAGCCAGGGAACCTACCATCAAAAACATGGAGAGAACAATTCCGTATCACCCTGGACTACCTCAAACGAAATGGCAAAGGTACCTGGAACTACGAAACACACCTACCAAGGTACTTCAACAAGGCCCTGATAACCGAAGTCCTCACGACCTACAATATTACTCAGCATTCCATGTTGACTCAACCGATCCTCTTCGCTACGCTTTACGGAAACCATGTCCGGCTCAATCCCGATGTTTCCCTGGAGAATGACCAAACCATAAAACTCGGCGTTTATCGCGCAAGGGATTTAGCGTTACTGAAAAAAGACGCCATTGGTAAACTCGTTATGAACTACAACGACAATGGCAAAGATCACCGCCTGGATAAATTCATAAGAGAAAGACTTTCCCAATGATCCTACCCGAAGACCCCGAAGAACTTGTAACCATTCTCAAAGATCAACTCATTCCCAAAATGAATGAACGCGAGATCGAAGCGCTGGAAGCATACTTCTCCCTGGATGAAAAGAAACAAAATAATTTCAAAACCTCACAGGAGTTTATTAAAAAAATGATACTCAAATACTTAGAAACTAATCCGCAATGAAAAAGAAAATTATCTTTTCTGTAAAAGTGTTACTCACTATCGCTCTCGCAATCGCCTTTGGATTCCTTCATCAAAAAATGATGCAAGTATCGCGCGATAAAAAAGAACTGATCCTCCAGCACCAGGCAGACTCAGCCTTTAGTGCCAACCTTGTCAAAGAGTACGACAAGATCATGGCAATCCTATCCAAAGGACTCTCCACAAAAGATTCCGTTTACTTCGTTGACAAAGACAAAACAACTTACCTCATTCAATTTATCAAAAAATGAAAATCCTAACTCCAGGCCATCGTTACGAACTGGCCAACTTCGAAAACAAACAGGCCCCAGGCCAAGTGATCCAATTCATCGAAAAAGCGCCAATACCAGGAGATATTAATAATCCAAATTGCGGTCCAACGATATTGGGAACAGTCAATGACGGCACCACCAATGAAGAAGTTTTGGCCATGCTTATCGACCGGTGCCAAAACCTCCATGCCAAATTCCCATCCAGGGAAACCGCCCTCGCTATTACCAAAATGGAGGAGGCCCTTATGTGGTTAGAAAAACGAACCAGCGACCGTATCAAACGCGGTGTCGAAGGTCAATATAAACCTTAAAAATAAATACCATGAAATTCTATCAAAGACATTGGACCGAAGAAGGTATCTTTTGGCGCCGCGATGAAGTGGTGATCCGTAAAGAAACCCTCCACAAAGACTTTCAAATCCGTAGAGTAAAATCAATCCCAGGGAAACTTGAACCTGGTGAATGCGATGCCGTAACTGAACGATTGGCTTTCCGCAAAGGAAATAAACTCGTCAACCTCATGAAAAAGGAACAACGAATCGCCGACCGGCTTAAACGCGCAAAAGAAAATAAAACATGAAAAAACAACCCGGTCAACTCGGACCAAACTTCCTTAAACAAACCGATGAATGGATTAAAAAACACCCTCGGAAAAAAATCGCAATCGAAGATATCCCCGAAGATACTTCCGTGGAAGAATTTTTGAGAATATACCAGCAAACCGGTATCATGGTTTACAAATCCAAGGAAATATCCGACCACCGGAAAATCCAAATCATCATCGACAAATTCTCACCCCTCTGTCAAACACACTACCAGGCCCGAAATATCGTCCGCGCTCTCGGTGACGCTCAATCATTCATCGAAGACTTCAACAACGATCTAACCGTACAAAACAATGAACTCAATCCTATCCCAACTCCCACAAGTCTGCATTGACTGTATAACCGACCAGGAACAACGAGAAATAACCAAAAACTGCGTTCCTTGCCAATACTTCGATAAGGACATTCCAAACCCTTTCAAACCAATGGAAAGCGTTAAAATCGTTTTGGGGCCATTACCTTTCAATCCAGCCAATGACTTCGGCGCCGTTCCACAACCTATTCCACCACGACTGTACCCGAAATAATACCACATGAAAGCAAAATCAAAAAAGGAAATTTTGAAATTGGCAGAAAAATACGCCAAGAACCAATGTGAAAGCGTTAAGGATACCTTACCGTACTCCCCAGCCGAAATATATCACCTTATTAAAACAGTTTGGATGGACGGTTATAACAAAATAGAAATTGGAAAATAATCACAATGTTGTGACTATAAATACCTCAATAAAATGGAAAATCAAAACACCATTAACGCGATTGCAACCCTCTCCTCCGCTATCGATCCCCTACTTAGGGCAAAAAAAACGGAGGTAATTGAAGTCATTGTAAATAAAATGATCGAACTAATTGGGAAACTGTAATCAATCCGAAGGATGGGATGGACTTTAAAAACCCATCCCTTTACCTTCGCCATTCCAACACCTTTCTGATCCAAAAAAATTATGAAAATCAACTTTATACCATACCTATTGGGAATCCATTCTGCCAAATTTCGTAAATGGTACTACCGAAAATATGAAAATTGGCTATGGGGAATATATCGCTGGATAAACGACTCTCATAAATTCGGCTGATACCTTCGCATAAAATCACCTTTTTTATCCCAAAAAAATTGCAGAAAGTCAGATTCAACATGGAAAATCTGAATAAAGCCTTTGGAGTGGAACAGTACCCAGGGGGGGGTCACGACCATGCCCATGCACCCACCACCGCGCACATTCGCGCACACATCACGCAATTCCATCACATTTGCACATTCATTCACCAATCAATCATCACATGAAAATCACATCCATCATCGGAGCGCGTCCACAATTCGTTAAACTTGCCGAAATGTGCGCCATATTCAAGGGTGATCCTTCCATCGATCACTATATTATTCATACGGGCCAGCACTATTCAGATATGTTATCCCAGGCACACATTGATGACCTTAACATACCTGAGCCTAACCGGAACCTGGGAGTGAACGGAGGCACCAACATAGAGAACACCGCGTTAATGATGCTGGGAATTGAGAAAGCGTTGAAGGAACACCGGCCGGATATCGTCCTGGTCTATGGTGATACTGACAGCACATTGGCCGGCGCCCTGACTGCTCGCAAGTTGGGAATGAAAATCGTACACATGGAAGCCGGCGCCCGATCAGGTGACAATAGGATGCAAGAGGAGGCCAATCGTATCGTAGTTGACTCAATATCGGACCTACTTTTATATGTAAGCAAGTTCAGCCAACATCAGGCAACAATCCAACCCTGGCAGAAGGGTGTTTTCACCGGTGACTTGATGCTGGATAGTTTATTGAGATTTAAACACCTTTGGACCTGGAAGGAGGAGGAGGCGTTAAGCGTTCAGAAAAACATCGTAAGGAAGCGCGAGTATTATTACATGACATTACACCGGCCGGAAACGATTGACAATAGAGATAATTTGCTCACCGTCTTAAACGCAATAGGAAGCCATTTAGATCATCCGGTATTTTTGTCGGCCCATCCCAGGCTTATAAATAGATTGAAGGATTTTTCCCTGCCGGTTCCCCCTGGTATTGTCCTGATTCAACCACAACGATACGCGACAAATTTAAAACTCATGGCAGGCGCCAGGAAGGTGATAACTGATTCCGGGGGAATGCAAAAAGAATCCTTTTGGTTAAAAACTCCATGTGTAACTATTCGGGATCATACAGAATGGCCCGAAACTCTAAACTTTGACCGGAACATTCTCACCGGTATAGATAAGACAAGAATCCGGCAGGCAATAAAACAATTTCAGACTATCAATCCATCACAAGACCCTGGTATCTTATTCGGTTCCGGTTTGGCCGCGGAAACTGCTCTTAATGCCATTAAAGCATTCGTTAAGGCTATTTCTGTATAATATGCAATGATATTTTTGTTTTGCCGGTGATATTTCTGACTGCTGGAATATTTATTCATGTTTGGTGCCGGTCGTATTGTATAAGTATGCAGGGAACAATTTCAGACAATAAAACATTTAGGGGCGTTTGCTCTTTTTGGCGGTCTTCCTTCCTTTGATTTGATTAACCTGGGTGATATTCAGTAGTGTAAAGATAATGCAGGCTTTGATATTTTGGCATGAAAGTTTTGCAGATGGGTGATTGACAGAGAAATGCAAGTGCGAAGGTATTTATACTGAATAATGCGGTAGGTATTTATACCTAAAGAGTAGGTAATTATACTATTTGAGTACCAAAAGAAAGTCCGGCCACCTTCCCAAGTGCCGGACCTTCAACCTAAACCTTTATACCAAATAATGACGGAACAAATGTAAGTATTTATACAATATGGGAAGGAGTTTGTTGATAAAGAGAAAGCCGGCGCGGTTCATAACTCCGGCCGGCGATCATTTACAACTGAAAAAGCGCGTTAAGTCGTTGTTGGTTGATAGAGTTCGTTGGCAATTACTTCGGCTGGTCTAACGGCAGGGGCCAGGAGTTGGCAGGCGAGGGTTGTAAGTTGGTCCAGGTGTTCAGATTTCCAAAGATCGGCGCGTTTGATATGGGTGATGGGTTCCATTGCGTCAAGCATGAGGTCGCGCGCGTTCCTGGTCATTGATTCGGCTTCGAGGAGTGGGCAACATTCGGGTTTATGTTTGAGGCCGTGAATCTTTGCCTGCTGGTCGCATTCCATGTAATAGGTTTGTGCATCGGGTTCGTTAAGGCGGTAGGTCTGATTGGGGTCTGTTATGGTTTCTTCTTTGAGGGGGATCGGGGGGTGGTTGGGGTGTTTTCTGTTCATTTCCTGGAAGCGTGCGAGTTCGCCGGTGTTCTTCCATTGGTGTTTGGCCAGGATTTCAGATTGGTAATTGAGGACAATGGGGCGAACAGTTTTCTCCCAGGCGAGGGCGGCGAAATAAATTTCCGCGGTGCGAATTTGTTCGGGGGTTGGTTTCCAGGCTCGGAGTTCTGAGGCGTATAGTTCCGTCTTAACTCTTTTGGTTTCGGCTTCGAATAGTGTTGTCATGGTTGGAAGGTGGTTAGGGTTATTTCAGTATGTTTTTTTCCGAAGGTGATTTTCCATACTTCGCCGTTTGGCTGGCGAGTGTGATAGAGGATATCAAGCATTTCGCCATCATCGTCATAGAGGTAGTTGTTGATTTCAATGGATTCAACAATATCTTCTTCGGTGGGGTGATAGTCGGGATCGTTCTCCGTTTCTTGAAGGAATTGGCCCTGGTCCGCGATAACTCGGTCCTGGGTTTCTTTGTCCAGGTCGCGGAGTTCGTATCCGGTGCGAATGTCACCATTGGGAAAGTGTAATTTTTTCATAACTGTAATAAAGTTAAGGAATTAGAATGGGATTATATAATTTTCTGACAAAATTGTGCATAATTTTAGGTTAAAACTGTGTGAATTTCTTCGGCTGGATTTACCCAATCTTTGGTCCGGTAGCAGGGATAAAAGTATCCTAAGAGTTGGGAATATCGGGGCCAGCGTGGGTCTGTATCATCTTGCTCTACGAAAGAGTTACCGGCGAAGAGTTCAAAGCGGAGTTTCATAAACTCCTGGTGCAATGTTAATAGGGTTGTCATGGCTTACCAATTTTTTGATATGAGTTCGTTTTGTTCTTCCCAAAGTTCGGCGCCGGTCAGTTTCTCCAGGCGTTTGAGGTCTTCCATCGGATTGTAATTTGGGTCCATCTTTGCGCGAAAGTGCTGGATATTTATGATTCTTCCCATCAGTTCAGGGCATTGGCTTACGGTTTGATGATCCACCGGCCAATGTTGGGTAATAATTGGGTGTGTCATGGGGTTAGTTTTGTTTGGTGTACCATACCATTGAACGCGAAGAATCCGGATATTTGGCAACTACTCTCCTGGCTTCTGCCAGGGTCAGACCTTTGCGAAGAATTGACCGGCGTTGTGATACGCGCATGGTTCTAACTACCTTGTACCTGGGTTCCACAATTTCAAGCACTTCAATGGATTGCCATTTGGTAATACTTACGCGATAGGTATGTTTCAAATATCCGGCTTCGGTCCTGGCGGATTTAAGGGTGGGGTGCTGGGAATGAGGCATCCATTTTTTAGTCTTGTCATTCCATTTCTCACAATAGTATGTTGCTGACTTTTTCATGGTTTAAAAAATTGAGGTTCTTATCTGTTTAACTTGCTGGCTAACTTCGTGGACCTTCTCACATTCGGCAGGGGTCCGCGTTCCTTCATTCAATGGGAGGTTAAGGAACACCACAAAGCGGTCGGCAAGGTTGTAATAATTGTAGTGATCCATCAGGAAGGAGGCGAAACCGGATTCCCAGGCGGAGGTATCGTTATCCTTAATTACCAATCGGGTCCGGCCGGCGGCGATATGGTTAAGTATCCAGCGGAGGAAGGTCGGGGCGTCTTGTTCGCGTTTTTCTTTTGGTGACATGGCTATAATGGATAAAGGTTAAACATAAATTGAGGTTCCGTTGCCGTTTTCCCAGGCTTCCAGGCACCGGTCACGGTGGCCGTTTTCAAAGTTTTCAAACTCTTGTTTGGTGATGGGTTCAAAACCAATCGGACCTTCGGCGCCATCGATTAAACTCTCATAGGCTTTTTTAGCCTGATATTTGTTCGGGTATTTGCTGGCCCAGGTTCTTTCACACATATCACAGTCACGACTGAAACAAGCATAATATTGAGTTTTCGGCAGGCGGTCAAGGATCGCGGTTAAGATCACTTTAAACTTGTTGGTTTTTCTTTTCATGGTGTTTGCTTTTTCGTTGTTGTTGGTAATTGTCGTATTCTACGATACTATATACATATATGTTGCAGTAATTCAGAAAAATAATTTTATTGTGCTGATAATCAAGGACATTAATTTTATTTTACTTATGAATGTAACATACTTATAACATATATCGTAGAATACGGCATAAACACATTAATACAACAGACAAATGAAAAAGCAAGAGGTTGAAATGGTAACGGTAACGGCTCCATTCTCGGAGTTACAACTGTTCACTTTATTATTGGATTCCTTATTCTATTACAAGACCGGCAGACATACGGCTCCCAACTTTGGATGGATGAAGGACCAGGTTTGTAAACTTTCCGGCCATGGCCCGAAAACAAATAACACAACTTTGATAAAGTTGATCGGCACCATATACATAGATAATGGCATGGGCCAAAAGTACCGCGATTTATGTGCTAAATATAACTTCCCAATTTAATACACCAACCAATGAAAAAGCAAATTTATTTCAATCAGATGAACGACCGCGACCTTTTGAGCATGGTATGTGATTCGGAACCACAAGCAAATGAAGTTTTGAAAATGGCCGACCGGCAGTTATCCAATGTTGGCCGGCTGACAATCGAAGACCTTTGCCAAGTTCCTGGGATCGGAGAAGCAAAGGCCGGTAAAATTTTGGCCGTGGTTGAAATTGCCAGGAGAATGAAATACGAGGCAAAAAAACCAAAGGCTAAAATCCGTTGCAGTCAGGACGCCTGGAAATTGCTGGAATCCGAAACAAACCTTTCGGACCTGGATCATGAAGAATTTTGGGCCATGTATTGTGATCGTTCCAACCAAGTGCTGAAAATTGTAAGGATATCCGAGGGCGGTATCTCCGGAACAGTTACCGATATCCGGATCATCTTAAACCATGCAGTCAAATTGTTGGCCAGCGGTTTAATTGTGGCGCATAACCATCCATCCGGCAATCTGTCAGCCAGCGAAGCAGATATAAAGATTACCGGCAAACTTAAAGAGTCTTGTAAGTTGCTGGATATTACAATGCTGGATCACATTATTTTAAGTGATGCCGGATACATGAGCATGGCCGATGATAACTTAATACCATAATTCGATGATACTGAACAATGAAACATTTACAAGGGTGGCCGGTCTATTGAGGGCCGGCACCCTGGCGGATTCTGTTGAGTATGCAGGCGCCAGCGGTGGGGTGGTGTTCTTCCAGGTATCCCAGGAAATTAACGGCGAAATTGTTGCCGGCTATCACTTATCAATTACCCAGGATTTCAAGATTGTAAAAATTCAAAGGCTCCGGATTTACCGCGCGACCTTTGACAAAAAAGGGAAGCGGTCCGGATACGAAACAATTCACTTACCATTAATTTACTAAGCATGACAACAACAACAACGGCGCCGGCGGTGACTGATTTACACGGCACAAAATGTAATTTAGGAATAGGGAATTACGGCATTCATGGCCTGGATCACACAGACCAATACAATTTACCATCCTTCTATACCAAAGGCAAAAGAGGCGTCCAAAAGGCATGGATTGACCTTGTAACAAGGTGGCGCGATGATATGACCATGAGCGAGGCCATTGATATCGTTTCGGAACACGGAGTTAAAACGCACTATTATTGTGCAATGGATTAATTATGAAAACAATCAAACGCACAGAATTGCAGGCCGTTTATAGTGAAATTACGGCCGGCGAAAACTTTCCGGAAGTGTACGAGGCACATGGTACCCATGTAGAATGTAATTGGGGCGGTCTGATTATTACCCTGGATCGGTCCGGCGAGGCTTGTATCGTTGTTCGGGATTGGGCCGGTGATGAAATTTCGATTAGTGACATATTGGAAATTGAATTTAAGGATTGGCCGGATGAAGGCGGATTCTTTACCCTGGAGGATACAATTCACGAATTAGATAATTTTATGCGAGTATGAAAAAGATATTTAAAAAAGTGTTAACCCCGGCCATCCTGATATGGGTGGCCGGATTCCTGGTGTTGTCTGTTGTTATTGCCCTGGATATCCGGAAAGATATCCGGTTTCAAAAGTGCATTAATGAATTTCCGAGTGACGCGGTTTGTGATTCATGTTATCAAAAAATTTACCACAATGAAAAAATTAAATTATGAACCGGAACCAGGGTATGAGTTCGCAACTTGTGACGGATGCGGAGAAAAATACCTTACCGAGTTGGGAACCTTTGATGAAGATAGTTTTATGACTGTCTGCCCGACTTGCGTTAAAAACTCACAACCCGACCAGGGGCATAGTGCGGAATCAATTAAAGGGAGTAACATAGGGTGCATTTTCGCCGTGGTTCTAATGGCCATAATGGTAATGGGCCTTTTGTTCACATTATTAACCAAACATCAAACACCATGAAAATTAGAAGTGAGATTATTACCATGGTGGCCGAATTGGGCCGGCAGAAGGACAAGGCCGGATATATCCTTAACAATATATCCAGGACAAAGGAGAACACCCAGGCCATTGAAGCGCTGGAGGTAGTTATGGCAGACCTTGAAATGGTTGCCGGCGATTTAACTGAAATGCTTACGGCTTACGATTACCCTGATACCCCGATAAATGACAAAGACATACAGTAAACAGACAAAGGCCATGTATGAACGCTGGCTTAATGATTGGTACAATGAAGAGTTTACAATGGAGCAACTTTGTGAACACCTGGAAAATCTTTGTGTACCAACCAGGCAGGGCGGATATACGACCGACCGAAATTTGCGGAATTGTTATAAAAGGCGGACCGTTGGTACATTGCTCCGCCGGCTTGATCCTTGCAGTTTTGAAATGGGTTTCAGAGATTGGAAAGGAGAAGAGGTATGAAAACTAAAACAGTAATGGTGGACGAACACCACCTTTTAGAGTTCGAAACACCGAAAGATGGCGCCGGTCAATACCTGGATACGGATGTTTACCTTAACCGGTTATATCTTTGTACCATCACATTTGCGGATATCGACAAATTTGCAAACGAATTGAAGGATGTTATAAGCAGATACAGAATATGATTCTCTACTCGCCACCGGTCCGCCATTTTCACATTGTACCACAATGGGAGATCATGTACTTAATTGATCCATCGGAACAGTTCCGGATGGTTCAGAAGATGGGTGCATTCATGGCAAGGCAAAGGATCGGACCGGTTTTTATGGTTTACCATGACACCATGCTCAGACCGGTACCGGCTTTATGGAAGCAGATGGACCGCGACAAGATGATAACAATTTTTGCTATTTCGCGGATCGACATGGACGCCTTTAAAATTAACATGGTGTATGTTTTCCCAAGGCCGTTTTACAATTACATTGACGCCAGCGAAACGGCAACGGATCACTACCATAAATACCATTTGCCAGGGGTAATGGTGGCATCTAACTAAACAGAAAGGCCGGACATTCAATCCGGCCTTTTTCTTTTCAATGATACCCTGGTTTATTTTCTTTCCTTTAAAAATTGGTCCGGCTCTCTCTTTGTGGGGTCTGCCATTTCACCAAGGCTTGATAACAGATTCCGGTTGGCCTGGTTCAGTTCGTTCCCTTCATCATTCAATTTCGATTCATGTTGCCGGCGGTTTAATACGATAGTGCGAATGAGTTCGGTAAGCACTTCGTTCTGTTCGGATAGGGATAATTTACCCAGCATCAAGGTAAGCATTTCATAAAATTCTTTCATTGTTTAGGTTTTTTTCGTTGTTTATAGTCTTTAATGTAACTGTGTATCACTACGATAATTATGGTAATGGCTATGAATAGGACGAAATTGGCTCCGCCGTATCCTTCCAGGGCCAGGTTATTCACTTGCGCGGTAATTGCGCGGCGCAACATCCGCGGATCAGTCGCAATTTGGGAATCCAATAGGTTGAGTGATCCCATTTGCAGAACAGTTGCATCCGGAACCACCGGCGCCTTGCTAACCGGCAGTTGGAGCAATATGAATAGAGTAGGGGCATTTTTTTCATTGGATCAGAATGGGAGATCGTCACCTTCGGCTTCTTCCTGGTCGATTTCGTCCGGTTCCGGAAGATCATCATGGCGTGGTTCGGTTTGTGGACTTGCCTGGGGGCGATTTAAGCGACTTCCGCCGGATGGTGCGCCATCCTTCGCTGGCCAATCGAATAGGTCAATTTTATGGGCCACAACTTCAACCTTCTGCCGTTTTACTCCGTCCTTGTCTTCATACTCGGTGTGCTTAGTTGATCCTTCGACATACAACTTGGCACCCTTCCGGATATACTTGTCGGCAAATTCAGCCAACCCCTGCCATGCGGACACATTGAACCATTCTGTATTTTCAACGAGTTCGCCGGACTTGTTTTTGTATTTCTCCGTTACGGCAACAGAAAAGGCCGCGACCGACCGGCCACCTTCCAGGTTTCGAATGATAGGCTCCTGGCCCACATTCCCGACAATAATCTGCAAATTGACTGACATAAAAATTAAGTATTAAGGAGTTCGAAAATATGATAAACTTCTTGGTTTGGAATTACATAAGTACCAATATACAAAACATTTCCGGTTATTATGCCACCGGTTGAAATGTGTATAAACTCTCTTTCATGGAACATCGTTGGCCTTGTTGCGATAAGGTGACCCATGTTGGGGTCCGGATAAATGGGAACCACGGCCCAAAGGCAGGGTATTCCTTCCGACAATGCAACCCTGACGATCACGGAGCCGACCGGCATTGATATTTTGCACCGGCCGTTACATGGGAATTTATAGATTGTTTTCATGGCGTAATTGTTTGCGGTAAGTTTCTTTCTTGATATTCTCGGCCATCAATAAGGACCGGCGAAATGCTTTCAATTCCTCCGCGCTTAGTTCGGACTCGTCTTTTGGATCATCTTCGCCTCGTTCCACAAGCAGATCATTGGCCGTACAAAAGGCACGATAAAAAATGTCATATTCTTTAACCAGGTGCTTGCTATAAATGGCGAACATGGCCTCCACTTCAACATATTGCGAAGCGGTACAAGTAATCAGGTAATTGCCTTTAAACTTGAAATCCTTCAATACTTTGGCTGGTATCGGACCGTAGCAGGGAATATCTTTGCCAACCCTTTTTACAATCTGTTGCCATAACCGGTGATCCGCGTCCTTCAATTTAAAAAAATAATCGTTTTTGCTTTCAGCCTCAATATCAAGGATAGTTAAATTGTGCTTTTTCAGTAAGGCCTCCAGCATCTTCTGAGCGTTCACCTTCTCGCCATCGATACCTTTGTCGGCCAGGGCCTTTAATTTCTTAGCCAGGATGATATACTTTTCATTCATGGCTTGGTTGTTAGTTCAAATTCATAAACCCATACCCAGGGATTCAGATTCCAGGAACCGGAGCCGTTAATAGATTCCCAAAGGCGTTCAAATTGGCCCATTGGGGTTAATCCTAATTTTGGCCGACCGTTCTTAATTATCCAATTACCATCTTTGTCATAAAACTCCGGCATGATCTTTCTTTTGTCAACTTCGGTAACTCCTTCTGCAATGGCGTCTGCCTCGGTGATATCCGTCAACCGTTCACACCTTACCCTGGTGATCTTAATGAAGTACCTGGCCTGATCCGCTGGCATGAACATTTTGTTTTTCCAAACTGCTCCAAAGGCCTCCATTGTCTGACTAACCAATGGCGTTTGTCCATACTTATAAATCAATTCCCTGGGAAAATGAAGCGGTCTATTATCTGCTGGCATATACGGCTCTTTCAGATATACTTGGTCACCTATCCGATACCTGGGGTAAATCCAGGCCCATATTCCGGTTTTAAGTTCAAATGCCCAATAGCCTTTTAAAGCCGAATGGCCCTGATAATTTTTTACCTCAATCCTGGTTCCTTCGTGATTTTTTACCGGTGGCACGATCCGCCTGGTCTGCGTTTTACGGCCGGCAATGACAGCCTTGAATAACTCCTCTTTGAACATTATTCCTTTCATGCTAACATCTCCTCATTAATTGGTGTAAGGGTGTTTTACACTTCATGCACTCAGAATCCAACCCATGATTTTTAAAATCCTCGATTGAAAATCGGTGATTACACTTTTCATCCATCTTTTCAATCAATTCATCCTGCCTCGCTCCGGATGACATGATGGCCCCGATCACATAACCCGCCATGAATGAAAGAAAAAAGATTACTGCCGAAATAATTATCCAAATCATGGCTTGATATTTTTTAATATTTCCCAGCACTCTTTTTTAGCACACATAAGCAGGGTATAATCTCCGGCTAACCATTCATGCGGAATATCACAACCACAAATTTTACACTTTGGATTTTCGATAAAGGTTCCGTGAATAACTTTGATCTTTTTCGGTTTCTTCCCCATTTTCTGCCTCCTTTTCAACCAAAAAAATATACTTACAAAAATGAATGAAAAAATGAATGATACCACGAAATTTATCACAAGGATATTGATAATTGTATTTTTCATCGGTTCAGTAGTTTATTGGTTTTCTTCCACCTGGCGCTCATAATGCGCGTTTTCTCCATGAATTTCTTTTCCGCCGCCTGATATCCCTGACAATGGGCGATTTCTTTAGCGTATCGAATGGCATTAAGGTAGTGTTCCTCCATCATTGCCTTACCCTCTTTTATCCCTTCCTCACGGCCTTTGATAAGGCCATTGGAATAACTCAACATCCCCTCAAAGTTGGAAGAGTTTTCCTTTACTTTACTTTGTTCGTACCTCAAAATTGCCTCATATTCTGCCGGCGTCCTGGTCTTTTGGCCATCGACAAAACCGCGGTCATAGTTTTCCTTTTCAATGGCCCTAATATCTTCGCTGGTCCTGGGGTCAAAATCTTCCTCTGCAAGTTTTTTCCCATTGGCTAACCCATCCTCATATACTCGGTCATAAACGGTTTTGTTGTCCTGGTTAATCGGGCCTTTATCCCACCATCCATGTACGGCATTCCATCCATGTTTATAACCCTGCTCAAAGCCATGCTCGTTTGACTTTTTCTCACCCTCTTTGCGACCGGCCATGAATGCCTTGTTCCAAAAGTGCCGGTACCAATAGTAAGGATTAAAGATTTTCATTGTGTTGAAGTTTTACGATATTTCGCAACCAGGTAGGCAACCGCCTCCTCGTAGGTTTTCTTTTTCAACTCCATTATGAAGTTTATCGCGTTTCCGCCTTTACCGCACATTCCACATTTATAAACAACATCATTAACCAGGAATGCTTGCTCTCTTCCTTTGCAAAAAGGACAATCACCAACCCATACATTTCCCAGGGCCGGAAGGAGTTCGATTTCATCCCCAATAACCGTCTTAATATCAAAAACTTGTATTTCCATGATTTATTCCTTGTAAAGTTTCTCGGTAATAAGGTAGGCCAGGTTAAGGGCCGGAAGTGCATCCTTTATGGTTGGCGCGGTGCCATCAAGTATGTTTTGATAGAATGCGGTATGAAGATCGGTAAAATTGCCATCCAAATTAAAATCAATCTTATCTGTAACCATGTCAATACTCACCTGGCGGAAAGAGTTCCGGCCAATATCATCCGGAAGATCATCACGATCAACGGAAAGATTTAATAAGATAGCCGGACCGGAACCTGGGCCTTTGATACATATTTGCGCGGAAGTTCCTTCCCTTATCCACTCAGCCTGGATAGCATTGCCCATGAATCCAACAAACCCAAAAACATGGAAAAGCATATCCAGCAAATGAATCCCAATATTATAAACCAATCCTCCGGACCTTTGACGGTCATGTTTCCATGATTTTTGGTACCAATTTCCGCGGACCGTTACATAATCAATGGTGATAACGGTTCGATCCTTGGCCCATATCCGCGACATAATCCAGCGCTTCATTCTTTGTACCTCCGGATGAATGCGAAGTTGAAGAATAGGATAAACATTCCAATCGTTCAAAATCAACGGTACATCATTAATTTTTTCCGGAAGGAATAAAGGCTTCTCACATATAACCTCACATCCATAAGCATTGGCCGTTACCATGAAATGCTCATGGGTATGGTTCGGAGTACAGATAACCACGGTGGGCCTTGTTATTTTAACCAATCCCCAAAAGATTTCTTCATCTGTGGTGAACATACAATCCTTGGCCCATTTATCAAGGATTCCAACACTATCACTCACATCGTAAGCAAAAAGGAGTTCTCCGCCGGTTTCATAAATGGCTTTCATGTGCTTGGGGGCGATATAGCCTCCGGCTCCAACAAGTGCGTAGGTTTTCATAAGGTTTCCGCTTTCTGTTTGATGAAGGTGGTAACCTTGGTAAGCAGGGTATTAACGCTCACCAGGATTGCATTGGCCGGATCGCTGGTAACTACCGGCATATAGATAGCATCGATTGTTTTGGCCAACTCCAATATTTTCTCCTTGTCGGTCTTTACAGGAGTTCCGCTTGGATTGTAACCATGTATCCCCTGGGCCGGTGATGGTGAGTATTTCGGGAACGGCATACCTCCAATGTGCTTGGGCGGTTCCTGTGTTCCTGGGAATTTTGCATAAGGCGTTCCACCAACAACACCAACCTCGTAACGCTCATGGATAACTCCATTCTCGTCCGGCGGTGAAACAATCTTCACCGGATTGATAACCGGACCGGAATCCTGTTCTTGGCTTAACCGGTGTAATTCTGCCTCGGCCTGATCCCTTGCATCTTGTTCAGCCTTTGCGATCCGATCCTCTTCCGCTTTGGCCACGGCATCAAACTGAGCCTTGGCACCATTGAAAGTGATATGATATTCCTCCTCGGTTAATTCTCCCAGGTTGGAAAATACCCCATGAATCACATACTTTGTATAGGGGGCCATTTCTGCCTGCCGGATACCGGTGAGTTCGGTGACCTTCCGGAGCCTTTCGGTTTCGGCAAAATTCTCCTGGGTCTGCAAATGGGTTTCAATAGGCTTGATCTTCTCCTCAATCATGTTGTAAACCGATTGAACGGCATTGGCAAACTTCAAACTGTCCTCTTTCAGTAACTTCCGCGTCTTGTCGGCCTCCACGCGGATATTCTTCAATGCTAACCTGGCCTCGCGCGCCTGCTTCATTTCGGCAACCTGATCCACGCTGGTAACCACAAGGGCGTCCGCTTTTACCTTCCAGGTTTCCATCTGATCGAACAATGGTTTGAATTTGTCGGTAAGGGTTCCCTTGATCTCGATATCCAGGGTGGTTTCGTAAACCAACTTTACTAAATCATTGGGTTTTGGTGTCATTGTTATTTAAGGTTAAAATAATTTCGGGTCGGGTTTTTGTGTGAGTAGGTTTAGGTAGTGCTTGGTCTTGTTTCTTACTGCTGAAATTGCCATGATACGATCATCCAGGCTTTGAATATACCGTTTTAACTCTTCCGGATCACGGCTTATATAATAACCCTTACTGCTGGCAACAAGGCCTGATACCATACCGGTAACGCGAATGTGGTTAATGATCTTCCGTATCCTGGTATCAGATATCTTCTTTCCACGGCTATTCTGATAGTTTAACTGTATCTGCTTATTCGTTATCGCATTGGTCGGCCCAACATATTTCTGAAACGACATTGAAAACTGCTCGGCTAATTTGAGTTCGTCTTTCGATAATGGCTCTGTTTCATGCTCAAAGTTGGTTATCATCCGCTTTTGTTTTTTGTTTTGTACGACAAACCTACGAATAAGGTTTCATCTTTCCAAATATATTTCTAATTAAAAATACAAAGTCTTAATAAGTTTATGCTGGGGGAGTCCATAAGATGGTCCATGACCTTTATCAACAATGTTTTCGGGTCTTATTATCTCCTCATAAAACGCAAACCCACCAAACATATAGGTTGGGAACACTCCTATCATTAGTGTATATATTTCAACATACATGCGCTCTTTACCGCACCTAACCAAAAGCCATCCGTTGGGATAAACGGTTTGCTTGGTGTCAATGGTGGCTCCATCCCTTAGTTTGCAATCTTTTTTCTTATAATGGTTTTCATATTTGTTTGTTGTTGAATCAAATTCAACCCCAACAAGTATGTTGAACGCTGATTCTGCTCCAAATCCATTAATATTCATTTTGTCCATCGGCATAGACTTGTCAACCTTAAAGTTTTTCTCAAAATAACTTCTGTCTTGCTTTCCTATTCTATCATCCATGCGTAAGATTCTATTTTGAGCCTCCAGGCTAAGAGTAATTTTAGTTCCGGCTAAAAGTATTCCCATTATTTGCTACATTATTTTGGGAAGTTTTTTTCGTCCTCCAGCAATAATCTTATGTGCGGTTCCGGCATTGCCTTGGGTCCAAAGGACTTGAAGAAAAAAGGAATGCCGGCATCCCTGCATTGAACCTGGATTTTAATTGCCCAATAAGGATCAAACTTCCTGGCTTTCTGTCCGGTTTCCGCGCCACATATTACCCAATCGATTTTATCCAGGTGTCCGGATAGGTCAATTTCCTCCAACATCGGCTCCACGGAAAGAAATCGGGTTTGTGCCGGTATCTTATTCAATAGCGGTATCCGGAAATCTGCCTGCCGTTGGTTCTCAACCGTAACCCCAACCCAAATGTTTTTAGGGAAAATAAGATCAACCCCAATGGTAACCAGCGCAAGGCCAGGGCGCTTGGTTAGTATCTGAAAGGTTAGGTGTTCGTTCACGCGCATAATGGCCCATATCTTTTTGAACCATCCTGGTTCCACGCTCTCATGGAATAAATCACTCATGGAGCAAACAAAAACCTTGTATTTTGCACCCCAATGGCCAGGTTCCTCCAGCCGGTCCGGATGAAAGGTAACTTTGAATGGTTCATCAGCCGGATATCCAAACCTACCTTTGAGCCGGCTGGCCATCTTCTTGGCATAACAGTTGTCACACCCTGGAGAAACTTTACTGCATCCGGTGATAGGGTTCCAAACCTTATCCGTCCATTGAATTTTTGTTGTTGCCATTAATAGTGGTTTATTTTTGATTGCTCTTCTAAATTCTTTACAAACTTGTTATACTCCTCAAAAAATCCCTGGGTATCATTGTGTAATGATCGTGCCGGCGGATTATCTTTTAACGCTTGTTGTTCTTTCATGGTCCTGGCGGTAGCGCGTAACCAATCATCCACCGGATATGAAGATGGTTTCATTCTATCAATAGCCTCATTAACTGAATCCAAAAGCGGATCAAAACTAATTATCATCCCTGCTGGTGCGGCCATTATTTGTTTCCTCCTATATTATTCCCATCGTATTTAGCATGACAAGGCTGGCCGGCCGGAACAATGTTCGTTTTATCCCAGGCTAATTCTGCTCGGCCCTCCTTTTGGCACCGGTCAACAGAAACCAGGTGCATACAAGTTACCGGCAGACAATCGTTCTGCTTACAGACGGTACAAAAGTTGTATCCATACTCTTCCACCTGGTCGGCCAGCACTTCGCCTTTTGCCTGGTGAACCAGCCGGTCAATATTCCTTTTTGATATCCTGGTTCCGTCAGACATTCGGTAGTGGTTCATGATTTCTTTTTAATGGTTTCAGTAGTTTAGTTAACACGATCTTGGCATTTCTAAATGTGCCGTCCTTATCCATTTTATCATAAGCGGTCTGGATGCGATCACGCCAATACTGATCACGCTGATCGGCATAGGCTTGCATGGCTTGTAATATCCGATCTTCAATGTATTCAGATGGTTTTTCTCCATTCGCTTGTATAAAATCATGGTATTTTTGCAGAAGATCAAATGCCGACTTGCTCGGATCAATAGGCTCGCTGACCGGAATGCTCGGCTCTGTCTGCTTCGGTTGATTGGTTTTAAATGGTACTCTAACAGTATAGTCACTTGGTAATGATTCTGCTTCCCGACTGATCCCCTCCGGTTGTGCTGGTGGGATAGATTGATAGGCTTCGGATTCAAAAAACTCATCCCAAAGAATAGGGTCAAACCAATTCAATATAGAATTTTGGTAAAACTCCATAGATTCAATCACGATCTTTCGCTCTCGCTCCGTTGCGGGGATGGGAGTTGGTTGGGTCGATTCATTCGGGTTCGTGTACCCGCAGTCCAATAACTTTGTACGCTTCATTTTATCAGTTTTTTAGTCCACAACTCCTCATTCTGTCGCTGGCCCAATAATTCCTCCAGCACTCGGATCGTATAGGCATATTTGTGTTTCAGCCAGGAATTATCAGTATTCCATTTATCTTTCTCACGATCAATAAGGGATTGAATGTGTTCTTCCCAAATGATATCTTCCTCAGTATTGGTCATAGCATCCCAAATTTAATTGCATCAGTTTTCAATATCCGGAATTTCTCTCCGTTGTACTCACGAATGATGAAGTCACTCATTTTTGCTCCCTTATCGATCATGTCAGTAACCTCGGCCCAGGTGTAAAGTTTTACCCTGCGATCCCAGGAAATAAGGGTTGCAATGGTCGGTGTCGGATAAACGCAAGTATCAATAACATTTGCCACGGCATCCATTAACCTTTGCTCGTTAAAACCATTTGCCCTCATGCGGTCGATCATTATGTCATAAAAACCCATCGGAAGGGCAGGGAAGGCATTTTTAAGCGTTTTGACGGCCTCAATTTGCGCCTGGATACTTATCTCGTCCGGAACATAGATCGTTACTGTACTACCTTCGGATGTTGTTCTTACGGGCGATAAGTTCTGCAAGTTCTCTGTCAGTTGCTCCAACTTTACCGGTTTGTCGTTGATTTCCATTTTTTAGAATCTTATTAATTTCGTTTAACTTGCTGATTATGATAGATGGACTCATGTTATCACGCAACCATGGTTCACTTATCTGCATGCAGTTATCAAAAAATGCCCTCATTCCGATTAATGCCTGTGCTGAATTGTGGTCAGGATATTTTTTTTTGTAAAACGCGGCCAATTTTCCCATGGCCTCTCTTTCTTTCCCTGGGTTCAAAACAATATATTCATCACCATTTACTAAATATGCCTCTTGAAATTCTTTCAGCATATCACCCAAATGATCTGTTTTTGCCACCGGCAAACTTGTTTGGCCGGTCTTCTTATTCTTCTTCTTATCATTCTTTACATTCTTATCATTCTTGTTTGTGGTTAGTTGTTGGTTAGTTGTTGGTTGATTGTTGGTTAGTTGTTGGTTAGATTGCTGGTTAATCACTTGGTTGTCTGCCTCGTCAGGATTTTGATAATCCTCATATTTATTGATAGTTATGATACTAAATTTGTTGGTTGTTTCGATGGTTATTTCGCTGGTTGATTTTAGCCTATTTAGGCAAGTGCGAATTGACTGTTCTGAAATGCCTGTTTGTTCAGATAATGCAATTCTTCCGGTAACAAGTTGCCCCCTTTTAATCACTTTCCCTTGCCAGGTTTTATCCTCATGATTGGCATTTCTGATAAGGTGTTGGAATAGGTGTGCCATGTGATCGGCCGTGTACCATTCCCACTCCTCAATCGCTCGGTGATTTTTTACCCAACCGGATTTCATGGCGTGTAACCTTTATGGATTTTCACTCGGTAGGCTGGATCAGGGTCCGGTGTTTCAACTCCAAACCATTCAGATATAAACCTCCGGCACTTCTCCACATACTCGGAAAACTCCTTGGTATTGATATCTGCCGTGGACTTGGGTATGCGAACAACCTCACCGGTTTCCTCGTTGGATATGGTTTTGTAGTTCAACTCCATTTTAAGGGTTTCATGGGCCTCCTCTTTGGAAATTTCCTCTCCATTGGTATCGCGGTAACCCTCCAAAAATGCACCCAATACCACGGCCCAATAGTAACTATTCTGCAAAATTGATCGTTTACTTTTGGCTTTATCAATGGTAATCACATACAGACAAGGCTCCAGGTTGAGAACATTCATATTGAATGTTTCCTCTTTCTCAATTATGTGCCGGCCATCATCCAGCACCCGAAGGTAGGTCTTAATCATACTTTTGGTTTTTATCCTTTAAAAGTTCCAATATCCCAACAATATCGCCTATCATATACATTTCAATGATCTTCACGGAGTCATTAATACCAACTCCGAAGAGTACCAAATAACCCTCCTTGGTGATGCTTCTCATTACGGCAACTTGCTCTTGAACATGCTTGTCCTTGCTTATGGTTCCATCTTTAAGAAATGGGGTATTTATGGTTGTTTTTAATTCCAGGACAAGGCCAGGGTAAGGGTCAATCCGTTTTATAATCCAAAGGTCCGGAATGCCACGGTCGCATTTTAAATCCTTTATTTGCTTGGCCAACTTCCAACCCAGGCGAACACCCGACAAATCGGAAAAGAAAATCAGGTTAGGATAATTTACCTTTAGCAACCAGCATATTAATTTCTGCAATTCTGATTCGCTCACCGGTTCTGATTGAACTGTTATTTTCATTGCTTCTCTTTTGATGCTGGCGTTTATACTCTGACTTAACTATTTCAAAAAACTCTTGAACCTTACCAGCGAAAATTCTATCGGTGGCGTTTGATACTTTCCCTGGAAGATATACCCCCTCAATGGTTTCCTCGGCATGGTGAACGGTGGAATGGTCATAATTTATACCCCAACGATCAAAAATAAGAGAACTCATTCCCCATTGGGTATTTCCGTTATACCGGCACATGGCGGTAACATAACTCATTCTCGGAATAACCAGGTGCTTACTCCGTTTCTTAATCATAATATTCTCCATAGGTACCCCGAAAACGGATACAAGGGTTCTTTCAATAAACTGATCCATTGGCTCCTCAATCCCAGGAATACTGTAAAATGATAATTCCATTGGTGTCGTTATTTGGTAAAGAAAAAAAGTCCGGTTGACTGAAAACAACCGGCCCCATATTCCCCTTTCGGGTCAGTTTTATCCCTTTGCCTAACCATCTTTCAACGGTTACTCTTTCGCTCCTGGGTTTACGAACAAAACCAGGATACCATTTTTTTCAAGTGCGGCCACTTCTGTACTTATGGCCTTATCCCTCATTTCAATCATAAGGGAAAACAATTCGGTTGACTCCAGCCACACACTCAGGCCTCCATCCCTTTCGTCCACCCCAATTTCCACCTGGAAGGTAAGCGGTGGAAATCCCTCAAATATCGGTACTGATAGGGTAAAGGTTTCCGGAAGATTCGTGTTCACCTTTTTGTCCAATGAAGCCTTTAGGTTTCCGCGATTGTCTTCCGACCGGCTAAAATCCTTTGTGGATTTACCAACCAGGTTCATAAGTGCGCTGACAATTTCATGGTTCTGATTGGGGTCTTTGAAAAAGATTTTCAACCTTTTCAGTTTGTCGGCCATCTTACGCGGTGACATTTCATCATCCTCGTTAATATTGAACCGCTTTAAATCGCCGGACAACATTAATTCACCGGCAATAATGGCCTGATAACCCTGGTTATACTCTTTGTTCTTGTTGACATTGAGCCGGATACGCTGGTTCTCCAGGTCCACCAGGGCGTGAGTTAAGGACCGATCAATACGAAAGGTGTTCTCTTCTCCCTCAACCGGCTTATCAACCTCGTTTAGTCTGTTCATGTGATCCAAATACTGAAATGGAGCCAGGATTGTTCCAACAATCTTTAGTGTTATTAAATCCTTTATTGCTGGCAGGGCGCCGGTACGGACTTCCTCGGTGATTTTAATGCGATCATTCACCGGCACAAGTTGAATATGGACTTCTTTATTCATATTACTCCTCCGTTCCGGTTTTGCGAATGATTGACATAATATTCGTCTGCTTTTCGGCAGGCGTGAGCCTCCTGGTGTCCACAAGGTCACCATCTGAATTATAACTTGCCATCATGCCCTCCTCCTGATAATCGAACAAGTAAACTTGCTCGGTAACCTGGCGTGACTTGAATTTGATAAAGGTCAACAAGCCTTTAATGTTCTTCTGCAACGGTTCCATTTTGGCCTTAAACTCCTTTTTCACTTCGGCCAACTCGTCCTCAATGGCATCCAACTTAATCATATCCTCGGACATGATAGTTTTAAATTCGTCAACCTCCTCCTGGGTGAAATCCTTTTGGTAGGTTCTCTCGGTTTGCCGGAGCATGTTGTTTTCCAACAATTCCAGCCGTTCCGCGTTTCCGCGTCCTTCAAACAGTTTTTGTGGGATCATATCAATTTAAAATTAAGATTCCTATTGGGGTTTCGGTTTCTTGATGGCGGAAGTCAACTTGGCCTCTCCTTGTAGTTTCATCTGTTCGGCCACATCACCGCGCTCCATGGCCAGCATATCAGCCTCAATTTCCTCGGCGGTCATTTCCTTCACATCGGTAACCGGAGTTTTTTTCTTGGCCGGTTCCGGAACAACCTCTGCATACTCGGAATATATTTCACGATTCGCCGGACCGTCATCGTCAAAATGATCCTTCTGTTTGGCCGTTTCAACCGCCTGGGCCTTGCGAAGTTCAGCATAATCCTCATTGTCGTTCTCGGCCTCAATATCCAGGATCGCCATAACGCTATCCGAAATATTTGTTTTCGGAAGATACTTATAGGCGTTGTTGATAAGAGTTTTCTTGGCCATTTCTTCAAAATCCGTATCCCAGGCAGTTGGCCCCTTTTTCGCTTTCACACTCTCGGACCGCGCCATGATCTCATTGATCCGGTCAATACTGATAAGGCCAAAAGGTCTTTCCCCATTGGGAAGAACGGCACACCAATAGCCACCGATCACCTTCCCCCTGGCCTTGGCATCAAACGGATTTCGCGGAAGGTTGTGGATCAGTTTCCGTTCCGATCCCTCCACCGGAATAAATTCATCATTCTCATGGACCAGGTTGGCCCATACATCCCTGACGGAACCGGACTGAATAAGAATTTCCTTTTTCCCCATATAGGAAGTTTCGAAATATACCCTACCCTTGCGCGGAATAAGATACCCCAACTTCTTGTCGGGCGATAAAGTAAGGCCGGCCAGCGCCACATTCCCAATGGCGGTGATAAGGCTTCCCCGATCACACTCCAACAGATACGGCGTTTTCGTCATCATCTGCATTGCGTAACCGGCTTCCCTTATGAATTGCTCCCTGGGCAAACCCATTGCCATGAACACCGGCTCGGCCTGTACTGCCAATCCCTTTGCATCCAATTTCATCAAATCGATTGGTGCCTTTTTCTTTGCTACTGCCTGCGGATTATTCGCTGGCTGATCCTGTTTTGTCATTTTTTTCGTTATAAAAGTTTATGATTCTCCCTTTGTACCAACCTGGAACCGAAGGTATGCCGATTCTTCTGCCTTTCCAATTCGGTTCTATAAAAATACTGTATCCTGGCCAATAAGCCTCTGAAATACAATGTAAATGTTGTTGCATAAGCGCGAGAAATTGGTGCGCTCCTACCTTTGGCTGAACAATCTGTTCGCCATCCGATCCTCTGCTGATCTCCCAGGACCATTCTTCTGAGTCCAATATGGTAAAATCATAAGGTGGTTCGTTTTCGATAACAACCCAATAGAAAGGGCGCCATTTGCCGGTAATTACGGCATCAAAGAATTGATACATGGCGGCGGAAATGTGATATCCGTATTTGATAATTACGGAAGGAAACTCTTCGACTTTTGGGTTCTCCAGCGTGGTTTTCTTCCAATCGACAATTTTGTTCCGCGTTTTAAGGTCGGTGCGGAATTTCCACAATCCTCCTTCATATTCACAGAAATGCGATTGCTCGGCCACTCCGTTCTTCATCATAAACTGAATATCCGGAGAAAGGTGCCGGTTGCCGTATAGCAACTCGTTTACCATCCTCTCAACATTCTGAATGAATCCCTGCTCACAAATTACTTTGCCTGGGTTTGCGTTCAGATACTCAGACAAAGCAACGGTATAAGCATCTGAATCTTTGCCATACGCCTTACCGGTCTTTGAATTGATTGGCGGTTCATCGAAACTGATCCAGGGAAATGCTCTCAGGTCACCGTAGTTCGTTAGGCTGGCCAGGTAGTCATGTAATACCGATCCCTCTTGCATACCCTTGGTTTGCTCAAACTTAGGATTAAGTTGGGTGTACCTGGCATACTTTGGAGAAATGGCATAATGCTTTAAGTGCGTGGAAGACTGAAACTCACGATAAGTTTCGCCATTGTGATAATCTTCGTTTGAAATTTCATCCGGTCCTGATATGTAAGGCAAGGGATGGGGAAGGGTGGGAAGGTTCATCATTATTTAATTTAGTTTCACATAAGATACAAAACTTGGTACCGCTATCAAGGTCCATTATAATTCTGTGAGCAGGGCAAATATCTACCGGCGAATCAAAATCCTCTAAGCAAGTATCTTGGTTAGCATGTAGTACATATTTGTAAATCAGGGCCATAACTCATTCGAAGATTTTCCTATAATTTTAGAAATCACTTCTTGAACAAGGGGATGGGGATAAACCGGCTTGTTAAGCCAATTATAGATTGAGGTATGACTGATCCTTGCCTTGGCAACAATCTTATTCCTCAATACGATCTTATCCTTCTTGCCCAAACTGTAATAATACTCTACAAATGTCATAATTTGTGGTTTTATAAATGTTTAGACCACAAATTTAAGATACTTGTTCGTAATAAACAAGCAAACAAGGATTTATTTACAGATTATTTTAATTATTCCTGGCGTTGGCAAGTAAGGTATTCATAACTCGCTCAGTCTGAGGTGACATGGCCGGCTGACCTTCCGGCGTTCCGGCTCCGGCCTGTTGTTGCATGGCGGCCATAAGTTCCGGCGGTAATCCTCCTTGCGGTACCTGGCCTTGTGCCAACTGTTCCTGACGCGACTTAATGGTTTCCAGCAACTTGTCTGCGAATGGTAGGCTCGTATTTTCAAGGAACATTTGTATATCAATCTGTTGTAGGTCTAACAGTTTGAATAGTAAATCATCGATCATCTGCCGGTAAACCGGTGTATCCTGGCCCTTGGCAACCTTTAACTCCAGGTCAACATCCTTAACCAACTCCGGACGGAACATTTTGGATTCCTCGGCATAATTGGACCCGGCAACATTAATGTAACGCTCTTCCTTGTAGAATTGAACGATCAACTTCATCACTTTGTAATCTCTCTGCTCAATGTACCAGGAATAGAAATCCATGATATCCTTACTGTTTATCGTGGAATTTTGGGCCTCTTGTGCGTACAGGGATGATGGAGTTCCGGAAGTTGCGCGCTGGCCCTGCATGGCCGGTGAAACACCGAAAATCTCTTGCATCAGTTTCATTTGAATGCCTATCATTTCGTGCGCTCCGATATTGGTAAGGTTCGCGCTGATCTGTTGGGGCATCTGCGCTCCCTGCTTCAAACTTTTAATTTTGATAACGCCGTTAAACTTGCTCCACTCATTGGCAATGCTGGCTAAATCAAACTCAGGATGAATAGCATCTTCCGGCACCAGGAGAACGCCTTTGGCGGCGGCGCCCATAATGAAGTCCAATAGGCTTATCAACCGGTTAATATACCTCTGCTGATCGATAACATCCTCCAGCAATCCCCAAACTTCACCGTCAATCAACGGATAAAGGACAATGGAATAAGGGTGTTCTTCGTGAGCGTAGGTGGTTTCTCCCTCATATAAGGTTTGACCCATTGGGGTTAGGAATTTTTGGTTCCAATAGGGTTCCATTTTATCCTCAATATCCAGCAAATAGTTTTCGTAATCCTCCTCCGCAATATCATTCATTTCCATAAACTTCACTCGCTCAACATTTACCTGGGCCAAAATATTTTTCTGATCTTTTTTCATCACCTGGTAGGAACCATCCATCGGATCGTGAACATACAGGCGCCATTCATATTTCTTTTCCCATATCTCAAACACCCTGCACTTATTACCGTCATTGGGAATAAAGAAATCCATAAGGTCCATACGGTCGGACGATAAGCCATTCCCATTGATTAGGTCTTTGTATGAAGTATTGTACCAGGTTTTGATCTTTGCCTCGTCACCTGGATTCTTGGCGAAAGTGGCGATAATTTCATCCTGGGTAACATCAAGTATCTGCCCGATCAGGCAAAGGTCTGTAAGGCGGATATCCGTAACATCGGTATTGAAGAAAATGGTGTTTGGGTTAATATTCTCATTGAAAATATCCTTCCGGTTTCTCTTGGGAATGTATTTCCACACCGTTTTCCCAATGGCCATCCCTGACATAACAAACTCCTCAAAGTTTCTTACATCAAGTTCAAGGCTCTTATTTGAATCCCCAACACTCTCCAGGGCAATACTCATCATTTCGCTGATCTTTGCATTATGCCTGGATCGTGCTATAATGATGGATTTTAGTGGGTTGGTACGGAATTGACCCATCAGGTTCTTTTCCAACTGACGCATAAGGTTCTGTTTCAGCGGAATTTTACCCTGGTTGCTGATATAGGTTTCCTCGGTTACCGTTTCCCTGGTGGCTGGATCGATCATTGTTTCATGCCATTGGTCACCGCGAAGATATTTCCGGTTCCGGACCCTTCTCCTTCGAAAATCAGACATGCTATCATACCAGGCTTGGCACCGGAACAGTAGGTCTGTGTTCTCGGAAGTTGATTCAAGCAGATATTTGATATCTGTCCGCTTGATCTTTGTTTTTTTTCCTCCAACAATCTCCTTGGTGAACATGTTGGGTGAGAAATTGGTACTTAGTATCATGGCTATTTTCTTTCTTTGAAATTAATCATTTCTTTTTGCTTGTCCTTTATCAACTTTTCGAAATACTTAACTGTATCCTTGGACAAACCAGGTAGGTTCATGGCATCGTAATATTCGTCAACGACCGATTGATTAGCCTTAAAGATAAGTGCTTTTTCGTACTTCGGTATGGTATCGTTAGGAAACTCCTTCTGTCGGGCCATCCGCATGATCTTATCGGTATCATTACCAACCTCAATGGTTTCATTAAACTCATGCAGATAGCGGTCAAAACGACCCCTCTGATCGAAATACTGTTGCCTTATCGGATTGCCGGTTGCTTTCCGGATGAACCTATTGAGAACAGGGATATCGCTTGGGTGTTCCTTAACCAAATCTCGGTAGTTATACCATAAGGCAGTACCCTTGTTCACACCATCCTCCGCGGCCCTGGTACTCATATCAATAAGCGGTTCAATGGTTGACTTGAACAGTTTATTATAGAATTGACCGGCTCCGGAAGTGTAATACTCCAAAAGATATTCAATTTTTGAAGGGTTCCAATCCATCAGCCAGGGTACCTTTTTCTCCACGCCGTTCTTATCGTAATACAAATGCTTGGTTGCGGTATCTCCTCCTCCCAACTTAAATAGCGCGTCCGTTCCTCTCCGGATAGTTGAGTTCACATTTTTCAAATACAACTGACTGCTGGCAATATCCTGATTAGCGGTGAACGGTTCTTTATAGATTATCTGATTGGCAAAGTTCTTGTTTGCGTTCAGCGCCCATACAGGAACCAATAATGTTGGCAATAACGGCCCCAGGGTAACTCCACCATCGGCTTTAACGATACTTCCCATATCAATAGGAAGGAAACTGTTGGAGAAAGAGTCCAGCGAAGCCATTACCCCTGTCGGGATCGTGGTTCTGCCGGTGGCCATTTCATAACCAATGGCGCCCAGGGTAAAGAATGCCCCAAATCCGTGCATGTTCGGAATACTGATTGTCTTATCGGTACCTGGAATTGGGATCATTATGTATCCACGGCGTAGGAAGGAAGAGAATTTGTCATATTTCTTAACCCCATCCTCGTCCTTATCGTCACCATAAAACCAATCCAAAAGCATGCTTAACAGTTCACCGGTGGCAAACATGGCGGCGTTCCAGGCGGCGAACCGGCCCTTGTTTATTCCAAACAATTTGAAATACCGATCAATACCCTGTGACCTGGCGTTAAAGAATGCCCAACCAGCATTTATGGTTCTGCTCCATTCGCCACTTCTATCAAAGTTCGTGGTTATCTCCTTGGATAAGGTAACTGCCTCTGAATCGGAAAGGCTCATATCCTTCCCAACTTTATAGGCGGAAAATCTTGCCAATAATTCAGACCATTCGGCCAGGTTAGTTGTGGCATCACCAATAATCTTCATCCCCTTGGCGATATAGTCCTTAACATTCCCAACCTTTCCCAACGATTTCATTTCATTTATATCCCGATAAACCTGCTTACGGATTTTCTCAATCCCCTGCATGTAAACAAAACCGGTAGGACCGCCCATATCTCTCCAATGCTTAAACTCAACATCCAGCGGATTATTAGGATCAAACTTTTCAGTTTGCCACCGGCGGATTGCTTTGCTTGCATCACTATAATATCTGCGATAAAGGTTACCAGGAATATCGGTTTTGCCATTGGCAAGTTTCACCGGTTTAATCCCAAACTGAATATTTACGCTCACCAACCCAAACTGACCGTCACGGAGAATGTTCGGTAAAACGAACATCGGGTTTTTGCTGGTGGTTAATGCTGACCACACCCTGGTTGCGTTGGAAATCTTACCCATTAACCAACCTAAGTGTGACTCGTTTCCGTTAAGAACATTGGCTACTTGTGGATCAATGATAACAACATACTTTTCACCATTTTCCCATACCTCAACCTCAAACTGTTCTTTCTGTCGGGCCGTAGCGCGCTCACCGTACTTCCGGAACATTTTCGTCCTGGCTTTCTTATCATCAAATAACTGTTGATCCGGCCGGTCAACTGTTTCCAGCCATGAAACATTCCCTGACGGATCGGTAACTTGTACCTCATAAACCTTTTTGAAGTTTATCAGGTGTGGGTATTTTTGGTAATTATCCCTGGCGATCCGGAGAAGCATCCTTTTGGCTAAATTCTTATTGCCTGCCACAACTGCCGTGTGAGCCATACTATATATATATGGTATCGGATCATCGGCTTTTGATTTTCTTCCTTTTGCTCTCAGCAATGCTGGATTAAAGGCATGATCCATGTCTGCATTTAGGAAATTATACACATCATCTGCCTGCAAATCTTCCCAACCGCGCAAAGGAACATAGTTCTTGTCGCGCTCTCGGTACATTTCATAATCCTCTTTTGAAGTAAAGCCGGCATCCCTCCAGGTACGCACCGCAAAATCTGTTGCCTGCCGGACCTTCTCATTCAATGATGAAACAAGGGTATCGGAAACATCAAGTTCGAATTTGTCCACAATGGCCTGCGCCTCCGCTTGCTCCATACCGGAGTAATTGATAATTTCACTCTTCTTTTTTTCGGCGCTTATCCTGATATTCCTGTTTAATGCCTCTTTTGCGTAAAGGTAGTCAGTAACTTCATCATACTCAATGCCATTGGCAATCTGAATATCGGCTATCGCTTTGAGCATCGGTTTTCCTAACTCAACCTCAAAATCCTCAACCATAGTCCTGTTTTTGGACCGGTTTTTGGGTAGCATATCATGAATATCATTTAACTTTCTGATAATACCGCCCTCGGCCTTAACCTTTTCCTGGAACCGGAGAAGTGGAAGTTCCTTGTCCTGTAACCCCTTCCTTACTTTATCCTTCCAATCCAGGTCAACAGGATCAATGAAGCCGGTCCACTTAACGCCCTGGGTATGGGTTCTCAGTCCTTTGGAAACGGTTTTTTGTCTGACTACTGAATTGGGTTTGTTTGAAGAAGCAATCGCAACAAGCGTAGCGTTTGGTAATACGCTATTTGCCGCCATTGCCGTAGTACCGGTATCGATTACATTATCTAAAAGAATTAATTGTTTACCAGCCGGCGGATTGGATGATAATGTTATTCCCATGTCGGATATCCCCAAAGGTGTTCCGTTTCTCTTGGCCTCATAAAGTGATGGCCGTTCCGATCCCCTCAAAATATCGCTTACCGAAACATCATCCCTCAGTTTGGCAATCTCCTCGGCTAACATTAATGTTGTGGTTGCATTACCGGACCTGGATGGAATAGGAACAATAATTGAGTTCTTGGGAATTATGGGCAACAATTTTTTTGCGGCTTTTTGTATGGATTCCTTGTTCCCATTCTTAATGTCGTGAGCCAACTTTTGTAATCCATCAGCATAATAGTTCCCCAGGGTGTTAAATTCAAGCCGTTGGTTGTTATGGTGGATAACTCCGGTTGTGCCTAATTTGCTCTCAACATAGGTTTTCCCAGCGGTATCAACGGCAAAGAATCTGTTGTCGGTATGCCCAACATTCATTTTCGCCTGCCTGGTGGATTGAACCGCGGCATGCACTATGTTTTCACAATCAGCCTTTGTGATCTTTCCGCCCAATTTGAATATTTTGCGGAAGAAATCAAGTATGGTTTGAATGATCTTATCCCATATACCCTGTTCCTTCGGCGTCAAATCTTTCTCGGCACCGATCTTCGCACTCAGGTAGGCCAAATATTCTTCACCCATGGCCACATCATCACCAACAACGCCTAACCAGCCTCCCTCAGTCATGGTGGCCTTAATAGCATCCTTCCCGATATCCGCCACAATTAACCTCATGGTGGTATCAAACAATGGCCGTGGAATAACATTGTGAATGCCATAATGGACACCAACCTCATGAATGTAATCCTTAATGGCAGACTCGGCATTGGCAATGTTTTCAAGGATAAAATAAACCGTATTGCCGTAATAAAAAGCCGGATTAGCAATGTCGGGGTTTTCGTTCCTTATGTGTTCGGGTATATCATCGTTCCTTTCATAAACCTCAATGTACGGACCATTGATAATGCCTTTATTCACATCCTCCAGGGAATGCCTTATTTGCTCATTCAATAACCGGTTACCGGCCAATCTTATCTCGCCCTGGTTCCCTTGCAATATTGGACGCTCAAAATAATCTCCATCCATTACCCTCGGATCGCGCTTGGCCATGAAATCAAGTTCCATGTACTCCTGTATCAACGATTCGTCAAGTTCAGTAAATGGAGCATCATTTTCCTTGCCTGTATAGAAAACATTACCAGGTTCCATTCCCAATGCTGGCCGGACCCTAAATCCATTTTTGGACAACTGCTCCTCAATGGCCTGCATCCTATCGGTAATATTCGATAAGGTTTGCAGTTCATAGATTGAAGACTCGTAGGAATGTGCGTTTATGCCCTTATTGGTTAATTCTGTTGCCTTGTAAAGTGGCTTGCGTTCCGGATGGGCCTTAATGTATTCGGTGGCGTCTTCCCTGGCTTTCAGAATTTCATTCCAGCCAGCGCCGGTTTCAGCGTTAATCTGCTCAATCGATTTACCCAACCGGCTCTCATGGTAAAGCATGAAATCCCTGGCAGGCAGTTCGGCGTTTCTTGGACGGACTGCTATTCCTCCAACGGCCTTGGATATCTCTGATCTGCTGGAACCATATTCGCGCATTAACTCGGTTACGGCATCCTTCATGGGAACATCCACCAGCCGGCTATATTCATCAGCCAAATCGTGGCTCACTTTTTTACCGTACTGTGTTCCTGGCTCAAATAATTTACCCTGATCCCTGATACTTTTGACAAATTCATCTATCCAGGCCTCTTTTGAACGCATGGTGTATAGAAGATCATCGGATAACCTTTTTAACTGATTCTGTAAAGGCTGGATTAACCTTTGAACATTGGCGTCAGAAGCATCCGGAGCCACATCAAAGAAACTTCCAGCAAATTCACCGCGTTTCGGGGCCACAGGTTCCGGCGCTCCAAACACATTTCCGGCAAACAAATCGCCCTGGGAAGTCTGAATATTCGAAAGGGTACCCTTTTTGGTTTCAATTTCCCTCTTGATCCGGCCTAATTCCTTATTGATACCGGAAATCTTGGCGTCAAATTCGGCTGATTTAATGGCAATCTTATTCCGGTTGGCTGGAGAAAGGTCTGTGTAATCTACTCGGCCCTCTTCAACCCATAAAACTTCCGGATTGGTCCTTCTGCCTATTTCGATATTGCTTTCATCAAAATCATTACTTATGCCGGTTTCGGCATTAATGATATCCCTCGCGCCGGATGGCCAGGAACTATATTTTCCGAAAATGGCGTTTGACTGATCGGAACCATCGTGGATAATAACAAAGGCTGATCCCAATGGTTGTTTTCCGCCCATCCTTCTCTCAATGAAATCAAACATTTCATTGTGCGTGGTAACCGGCAACTGTTCATAAGCGTTAATATCCATTTTCATAGACAGGAACACAACCGCCGCCTGGTACCCTTCTGCGTTTAGCAACGACCGGCCAATCTCTCCCATTTTCTCAGGACTCCCCTTACCGGTCAAAGGGTCTTTAATATCGGCCCTTGGTTTATATAAACTCGGTACCGGTGTTGAATATTTCAAATCATTCACAACCCCACCGTTCCCATCGATAAAGGAGTATGTTCCATGATTTATAACAACATGGCCCCAAAAATTGATAGGACTGTTTTGTAAACGACCCAATAGAATTTTGGTTGCCGTTACATCGTTCTCGCTTGGAACAGAATTACCGGAAGGATGATTATGCACCAGGGCAAACCCATCGGCTCCAAAAACCTTTAAGGCTTTCGCAATCAACCCTGCATCGGGTAATTGAACCGCGGACTGATTGTTTACGGTTATTGCCAATGATCCAACAATAGTTTGGTTCTTGGTGAATATCGCATGGCTCTTCTCAATGTATGGTGACCGGTGGATACTCCACATGTCGGCAATATCCTGGGAACCATTGAATTTTCGTCCGACAAAATCTACATATCCGGACTCTTGGAAGTCTTCAATGACTGATCTTTTGTGAACGCCTTTTGGTATGGAACCTCTGACTCGTCCGGAAAAATCAAGGACAAGTTGCCTGGCTTGTTCAACAGTTTTCTCAACTGCCGTAATCGCCGCCTCTTTGCTTCCGTAAGCACGATTGATTTCAGATAAAGTTTCCGGTGTTGCATTGTCCAAAAGTGTTAAGTAGGTTTTCCCAACCTTGTAGGCAACTGCCGATTCTTGGGCAAATTGGTAATTATCAAGCCATGACTTAAACTCTAAGGCTTTTTCTTTCGTTTGGAACATAAACCCAGGCCTAAATCCGCCACCTTTGTTCTGATTGTAATTCCTTGGGTATCCAATCTCAGCGGCCTTGGTTGCCACCATGCGGTAAACATCCTTCGGTAACCGCTTTTTAAGCAAAACCATTTCCCTTGGTTCACCGGAATACGGATCGTTCTGAACCTTATATTCATTCTCCAAAAGGCCTCCTCCGGCTGGAGCGACCGGTGTTTCTTCCGCAACTTCTTCCGGTGTTTTCTCAAATCTTATCCGGTCAGGCATTCCGATATCATTAATGCTTTGAAACAGTTCATTGATATCAGTTATGTAACTCAAATCGATCTGTCGGGTAGGCTGAATATCTATCGCGGCCTGTGTTGCCAGGGCCATTTCATACCGGTTTTGAGCCTCGGCCTTTACTTGTTCCGGCGTCAACATTACATGCCACCTGCTACTCATTAAGGCCTGGGTATCTGCCGTCTTTATCTCCTCGCGTATCTTTTCAAGGGATTTAACTTTCGGCGGAACAACCTTATCAATAACAAGAATTTTGGTATTAACTGCGGTACCGGCTCTCTCAAAGGTGACGGATGGTAGAATGACTTCTGCAATCACATGGTAATTGGCGTTTACATAGTTTCCATCCTCGTCTTTCTCGTCCATGAATTTGTCCATCCGTTTATCCATGGATGGACCGTTGGGAACAATGGCCACTACTCGGCCACCGTTTTTAAGGTGTTTCAATGCCTTTTCGAAATGGTCCATGGCAGTTTTCCCTCCGGAACCATAAGGCGGATTCATGGCAATACCATGAAACTTGTTGATCGTATTGTAACTCTCAAAGGTCTGATTGAACAGGAACCGGCCAACTCCACCAGCGCGAACCTCCAACTTGGTAAACAGTTCGTAACTTGGCTCAACGGCTTTCATAATAACATTGCTCGGCGCCCACATAGCAACTGCACCGTGTCCGGCTTCCGGCTCCAGCATGGATTCACCCTGGGTAAGATTCAGCCAATTCACCATTGCCAAACCTACCGGCTCCGGCGTTGGGTAATAGTCAATTCCTTCCCTGGATTTATTTTTTGCGGTCCTTCTTAGGTTGGTGAAATAGGTTGCCTTGGCCAAATCGAATTTTGATGTTACGGTGGTTGGCCTTGCATCCAAATCTTTACCTCCGGCTCCTTGCTCCATACTTGGGGCATCGGTGTTCTTCCCGAAGATAACTCCATCACGGAAACTGCTGATTAAATCCCTGGATGAACGGCCCATGGCCAGGTTCTCGGTTGTACTCAGTAATTTGTTAAACTTGGTGCCAAATAGGTATAGTTCCAGGTCCAGGTTAAGTATCGGGTATTCAAAAATAGCATTCGATTGATTTCCGATCCGGAAAATACGGCCCTCAATCTGCAATGTGGTTATGGAAGATTGTGGCAGGGCCATGTTTATCAGTACCCTTTGCTTCTTGCCGGTGGTATCATGTAGGCTTAATCCTTCCTTACCGGATTGCTCCTGTATGACAAAGATATCCATACCGCTATCATCATTATTGAAGTTCTCAATGTTTCGTTTTTTGATCTTGTCAGGAACGCGGCCATTAAGTAATCCAACTTTGTTTCCAAATCTTCCGGTGATCTTATCGATAACGCTATCAATCTCCAGCGTTTTATCATATTCTATCAGGTCCGGATATTTCTGTTTGAATGCCTCCCATTGAGCCTCTGCATCCTTGGTATCAACGCGCATTCCGTTCACAATCGATCCTTTTGCCTCCTCCAAATTCATTTCAATGGTTTGGAATGGCGGATATACATTGGACATGTGCCGGCGGTGATATACCACAACTTTGCGCCCCAGGTCCAAATGTTGTTGAATACGATCCAGCGTAAGAGTAGATTTCATGGATTCAAACAACTGTGTGCTATACTCATAGTTGTAGAAAACATCTGAAGCATATTTTCTGATCGCATTAAACTCGTCATTATGGGAAAGAAGGTCAGATATTGCCGCATTGTAGCGTTCAGCATCCACACCCACGATAATTGGAAAATCCCTGGAGTAATCCTTGTCGCTATCCAGCGCGCGGCCACTCAATGCACCGCTTTCGCGCAACCTCTCGGTAAAGGTCATTTCCAATTCACCCATCATTCCTGCCTCTGATATCTCCGGCGCGGTAAGTTTGTTGTATCTGATCCGGTACCCGAAGTTGTCAACAAAGAATTGGCCCTCGGCATCCGGCTCATTATATCCTCGGCTCGTCTTGTCCGGACCCCAATCGAAGATATATTTATTGGCATACCGTAAACTCTTGTGCTGGTTAAACGGCGTGGCCGAAAGGAAAACTACCTTGGTTTTGTCAACCGAAGCCTTTGCCCTCTCGGTCATGGCGAAAATAACCTTGTCCTGTTCAACCTTTATACCCTCAATCTTTTGGAGTATCTGTTCAATCTCTGCCCGATCCCTTTGCTGGTTATCTGACCTATAAGTATTTACAAGTTTATTAAGATGGTTCCACCGGTTAGTCAAAACGGCCTGTTCCATCCATAATGGGTGACGGTCCTTTAATCTGAGTAACGCGCTCTCGGCATCCCGATTGGTTATTTTATAATGAAGGAACGCGGATTTTACCTCGTCACCTTTCTTGCCACTCATAATGTTCTGACTTTCATCATACATCACCAAGTCGTAATCAACATCCTTTAGGGTTTCATTTCCTCTAAAGTTTGAATAAGTGGTAATCACAACCTTTTTGGTACCAGCGGTTGAAGTGTTTGGAAGAACCTCGGCGTCAACACCCAAAATCCCTGCAACCTTCATCCAGGTACGGTTCAAAGATTGACTCGGAGTTATGATTAGGATATCCTGGGCGCCATTCTTTATGGCTCTTTTTACAATGCCCATTCCCGAAAAGGTCTTTCCGGTTCCGGTACCATTGGTAAACAACATTCCCTTGCCCATTGCATTTTTCGGGCCGGCACCGCTGAAAAACCTCTTTTCTGCTTTCAGTACATCGTCATGTTGTTGTGGGAATAAGGCCGGCAGGGTTTCGCGGATATTATCGATATCCCCCATAATAACCGGTGATTTCTCAACGGCTTGTTGTTTGGCCTTTAGGCTTACAAGGTCTATGCCTTTTTCAGCGTGTTCATCATTTTCTGCATCAGCCTCTTCATCTCTGCCAACTCCCTCTGCTCTGTCCGATGGTCCAAATATATTACTTGTGCCGCCTCCTCCGGTGATACGATCTCCGGCAAAGCCTGTCGGAGCGCCGGACTGTTCTTTGCCTGTACGAACCGGCTTATTGCCTCGTTCTCCAGGAGCAGGGGTAGGACGCTCCATAGTTGGGAAAAGAAGTCCTCCGGCGAACTCTTGATCCGCAGGGTTGGCCCCAACTGTTTCACTTGTTCCTGTATCAGCGCCTCTTCGAAGGTGTTCACTTGATCCTGGTTGGCCTGGAATATTTGTTTTGTCAGCCGGTACTTCATCGCCTGTGTTCGGGCGATTTCCTGTAATATCTCCTGATTTACTCCCAACATCGTCTTGATTTTTAAGGTCGTTAATCTCTTTACGCATTTCTATCTCGTCAGGTTGCGTATCCTGTTGTAATTTGTTAATGTCAAATGACTTAACATAAGGGTAGTCGCTAAACTTGGTGTTTTCTTTTGAAGGATCATTCCGGATACCCTCATACATCATCTTCACATACGGTTTGATATTGTTCCCAAACTCGTCAACCATGGCCTGGGCAAAATCATCGTAAATCAACTCTCCGGTTTCTCTCTCTATAACGCTGGCCAACTCAAAGGCATACGGCAGGCCGGCATACATGATCTTCCTGGCATCTTTTTCACCATAAGGGGCAACCGGTTCGCGCAACTCAACATCATTATTCCCGATCAGTTTGTTAAGATCATCCTTGGCCTTTTGTATCTCCTCGTTATTCGTGGTGTCAACCTTAAATTTCTTCCTTGCAGGGGCAATCGGGGGCATTTCGGGGGTACGCCCCTGGGCCGGCGGTACTGTAACCTGATCCTTAACCTTGTCAATTTCTTCCTCGGTGGCATATTTTGGAAAATCAGCCTTGGCGCCGGTGTTTAAATAGAAAACTTTCTCATAATGGCCGGCCCCACTCATATACTCAATGGTGTATTTGTCAACCCTTATGGAAGGATCAAAAGGATACGGAATGTTTGGCTCTACTTTTTTTGCCTTATTGAATGTCAATTTTCGACCGGTTGATACCGGCGGTGGGGTGACAAAATCAATCTTGGGTAGCGATCCGACAATAATCTGACCTTTGGGGGCCGGTGTGATAGGTTCCAGGGCGTTCCTTTTAACAGAAATAGCCTGGCCGTTTACTTCAACCTTATATTGTCGCTTCCATCGATCTTCTTTGGCTTCATCAATAGGCTTAATAATATCCAACACTTTACCTGGAAGTTTACGGTCACCGGTACTTACTATTACATCCTGGCCTACCTTAATGCCATCCCAATATTGAGCATCTTTTTCAGCCTGCGCGTTCATTAATCTTTCCGCATTGGCATTGCTATACTCCGGCTCGGTCTGTTTGAGTAATTCATTAAACCTTGCGGTATTTTCGGCAATTTTGGCCTTATCCTCGGCTATTCGTGCCTCGTTGCCGGCCTTAATATCCATTGCCAGCCTGGTAAGCAATCCGCCGTTGGTGTTATCCCTCAAATCACCATAAAGTCCTCTTCTTGAATCTTGTGAATCATAGGATATTCCGTTCTTCTCAAAGAAATCAAGCAACTTATTTGAAATTTCAACTTCTGATTGAATAATTTCCTCCGGAACATATTGCGCCATTGGCTCCTTATGGTCCGCATTTATCATATCAATGATACTCTGCCTGGATTTCCGATATTTATTTTTGTCTTCAACGATCTGCTGGTGTTTGACTCCGGTGGTAATTTCTTGCCATAAATCATTAGCCACATCATAACCGGCTCCCTTCAATGTCGCATTGACAAGGTTATTCATACTCGGCATGGTCATTTCCCTGCCGGTGGCAATAATTTTCATTTCCTCTCTTACGGCGGTCCACCATTCACCAAAGGTTTTACCGGCCTCATTTGCATACTTCGCGGAAGCAATAAAGGTGTTTATGTCAGTAGGAACAATTTTGGTTTCGTCAACGCCCTCAAAATCTTTGCCTAACTGCTCATAAATATCGTTATGCTCCTGTTGTATCTTGCTGATCTCATTCCATTTTGATTCAGCAACGGTTCCATTTTTTATGGCCTCATTGAAATAGGACTGTATATCATCCAGCCTTTTTTTCAATCCCCTCAATTTATCAATCTCCTCAACCGTCAACCCTGTATCCTTGGCCTCGGAAATGGATTCTGCTATCATGGCTTTCTGTTCGATAAGAAAATCATGATCCCTCTGCATGTCTTTTGGTATAGCCGGAACAACCGTTTCTCCTTTGGCGGCGGTCCTGGCCCGATCAACAACATCGGCCCAATCGCTATCATCGGCAATGTCTTTGCCCATCGTTTTTTCATCGAAAGGCATATCGGCATTTTCATCCAGCAACCAGGTTATGAATTTCTTAACTGAACCTTTCTCTGATTCCCCCATACCCTTCTCGGCTCCTCTCCGATATTTACCCTCAATGGTTATCTCACCATCTTCGGTAAGTTGTGCGCCTGTTTCCCATCCATCAAGGAGAATATTAACATCATTCTCCCCCAGGTCTGAAACAAGCCTGTCAAAGTGATCCGCGGCCTGTTTGTCGGTGAATTTTACCTTTACTTGCTTGGGTGCTGGTGCGCTTGGCTTTCCGCTTTCAATCCGATCAAGTTCTGAAAGGACTTTTTTTGCTTCCGCATTTGATCTTGCACTTTCATCCTTTTCAAGTTCTTTTTCTGCACCTTTTCGCATTTCTGCAATAACTCCGGCCAATGCTTGTTCCCTGGTGTCATATATTTCACCAAATATTGACGGTCCTCCAGCGTAGCCACCATTCCCTATGTGCATGGAAAAACCTTGTGCATACTTACCATTGGGGCCTTTACCCAGGGTGATATAGTTGGTTAATGCCCATCCAGGTTTATTGGTCAATAGAGGAATTTCCTCCTGTTCCAAATTGTAATCACTCCAGCCACTATCATTAAACTCGTACTTGGTAAATCCAAATTCCCTGGCCTTGGTAAAATTAACAATGGCCTCAGAAATTTTCCGTAAAAACTGCCCTCCGGTTGTGTCTGTTGGTAACTCACCGACAAACCCAACCTTTTTGATATGCTCAATGGCCAGCGGAAGTGACTCCTTGGATAAGCGCATATCTCTTCCATCTGGAACGAAATTGAATCCGTCAATGGTTTTGCCTGCCGGTATATTCTCTCCGGCAAATTCGGAAGGATTAAAGGAAATATCTCCTATTTCTTCGCCTGGTCCTTGGCCATCTTCTCCTGGGATTGCTCCTCCTTCATCTGTTGCATCTTTTTCAGTCTTCGAAATGCCGCTATCTGCCTTTCGGTTGGCTTTTTTGGTGAGGTGGGTTCTTGATTTTTCATAATCTTTTGGTCCAAATGGGAAACTTGTTTCTGAAAAATGTTCTGCTCGTATTTGATCCAATAATTCTACTGAATCAATTTTATTTTCATCTAAAAAATTCAGCAAATCGTCACCTAAATTTAAGGCAATGGCCTCTTCATCAGGAGTTAATGGTTCATATCCGGCCTTTAATTCTCCGGTTCTTTCATCGTATGTTTTTGTGCCGGTTAATTTATTATACCTTTTGGCAAGGGCCATTTGAACATCCGTGGTCTTTCTTGGATTGTTGTTTGGGAATTGCATGATAAATTCTACCAGCATTTGAGGAGTAATCTCCATTCCAAAATCCTCTGATAGTTCCTGGGCAATACCGTCCAAATCTCCATCCCGATTATCTCTTTCGTCACCCTTTAAGAACCATGCCTGGGCCAATCCCTGGCTGGTCCAATTCGGATCACCAAACCGTTTCCACGATTTCTGAGTAATCTTTGAGCCAATGAAATTTTCTTGCCATGGAGCAAGTTTCTTTATTGGCCTATTAAACATTTCTGTTTCATAAGCCGCGGAAACCTCTTTAGGATCGGTACTGTGTTCGGATACCCATTTATTATATTCCTGGCTATCTGCCGGCGGTGCCGGCGGTACTTCCCAATCTTCCGGATTGAACGAAATATCGTCTTCTTCACCCTTTGTGGCCTCTTCCTTCATGGCCTTAATGACTTCCGGCGTGGTGGAATATAGCATAGGCTCTCCCTTCTTTGGAACAACCCATACATTTTCACCATCGATCAGATAGTCTGCTCCTTTATACTTAACAGGAACGGCCTTTTTGGAAGGTTTTCCGGCAACTTCCGGTACCAGCGGAACCGGTGGTGGTGTAACCATTGTCGGCGTAACCGGCGGAATTACTTCTTCGGGGGTTTTCCCTTGCAGGGGCGCTTTTGGTGTTTCATTTTTCTGTTTTTTAGGGATAATGTCAACTCCTAATGTGATTTTAACAGGCTTGGCAAACTCAGGCGCTCCAGGGGCCTTAACTTCTTTGGTCCTCGGAACAACATCATACTGAGTTAAGTCAACCTCTTTTTTAATAGTCGCGGTTTCATCAGTTCCCTCCGTAAAGGGAATATATTTGTTACCGGTGGTATCGTCATATTCAATATTGAAATTCTTTTTCCCAATGGCCCAGGTGGTAGGTCTTGGCGGTGGCGGTGGTTCTACCGGTACGGCCGGTGCTTGCTCTGCAACCGGTGGTACTTCCGCAACCGGTGGCACTTCTGCTGGTGCAACTTCGGCTGGCGGTGCTTCCGCCATAGGTGCGGCCGGTGCAACTTCTTCCGGCAATATGGTTCCATAATCCTTGGGTTCCACATAAATATCCTGTTCTAACCCATCGGCATCTTTGGATCGAATAACAATTCCGTCCTCCGGTCTGCTGGCATCGGTAATAACTCCGGATACACCATTGACGGTTACCCTATTACCAACCTCAAAACCAAAAACATCGGCCGTAGGCTCCTTACTTGCAATATCAATCTCCGTGGTTAAACCTTTTAATACCTCTTGGTGAATCTGATCCAGCGGTATTATTTCCGGTTGAGTCAGATTTTCGGCGGTTGTAATCTTGGTTATACCATCTGCATCCACCAGCGCGAATAATGACTTGCCATCGGGTCCAACTTTGCTGGATCGAATATACCATACCTTCGGAGTTTTAGTTCCATCGGCATTTTCAACCATTTCGACACTTGTGGTACGGACTGCAAATCCAGGATCATCCTGGCTTTGAATAAGTGTGGTGAAATCCCTGGCCTTGGCATCAGCCTCGTCATAGGCCGCTAATTTCGCCTGATCTTTTTCCGCCTGAGTAATACCAATCCTGTCATATTGGGTCTTTCTCAGTCCTTCGGCATATACATCAGCCGGAATAACCTCTACATTGTGCAACTCGGCTGGATCAATCCACGATTTATTACCCATACCATCCACTACCCTGACCTTGGTATCAACACCAATTTCACCCTGGATAAGAATAACATCAGACTGATCCGGTAATTTTCCTTTGGTCACTTCACCATTTGCGTTGGTGATCCCCCTCATTACTTCTGTAAGGTTTGAATCTACCTGATCCTTATAAAATTGCATTTCCAAATCCTTCGCGGCTTGGATATTTTTAGGAACAGTTTTCTCCAACTCATTGAACAATTTTACAGGAATGGTTATTTTATTGGTAACCTGATCTACCGGAACACTAATTGATTGTGCGGTCCTGGTGAATCCGGTAAAATTACCATTGTCTTGCCCAAATACCTCAAATACTTCACCGGTATTGCCATCGGTGGCCAGCGTTACTGTTCCGCGCTTGGCCCTCATTTGTTTCATCATTGAGTTTGTGGCCAAAGTCTTTCCCGGGCCAAACAAACCAGCCATAAGAATACCGGCACCAAAGGACTTGGTACCTTCAATTAGTGCCTGCAATAATCCTACCTTATCATCACCCTCTCTGAATGTATTCTCCAGGGCAATATTAAGTTCGGTTGTAGTGGCCATCATTGTACCTCCGGTAATTGCTGATTCACCGGTATCCTTCAACATACGCTTAACCAACTCCGGATTTTTGGCCACGAAATCAACCAAAACCTTTTTCCCTCCGTTTTCAAAACCTCCTTTAAGCAATGTTTCTGCAACAAACTTATTCATCAGTTTGTCGGGTACCAGCGACTTGAATCCCAGGGCCATTGGTATATACATGGCCAATGCGCCAGCAATACCGTATAATGCTCTGCTTTCCGGATCAATAGGCTTCCCTAATTTCTTCTGATTCTCTTCATAGGCATATTCCATTCCGCCGGCTCCCGAAAGAACAAATCCTCCCATTGTGGCAGTTCCCAGGGCGCCTCCTATTACCGGACCAACAACCGGTATCGCTCTCGCGGCCATTGCCGCAACAAGTGGTAACATGGTTGCCGTTTTCTCTCCAAACTTAAATCCCCAACCCTCATGGGTTTCCGATTTCATGGCAGATGAAACAATATCTTCTACACCCTTGTCAACAACTTGTTCACCCCAACTTTTTGTACCGGCCTGATCGGTTATATTTTTTGCGGCCTCCTCGGATGTTTTCTCGGCAAATTGTGTTACAGGAATAGGCATCATACTTCCACCAGGAAGAATAGTCTTAGCCTCTTTTTCTTTTTGCAGGGTACCATACTGACTGATCTTTTCAGATATCAGTTTGAGCCTATCCTGGTATTCCTGATACTCCGGAAACTTACTCCACTTCTCTAATGCCCTTTGCTTATTGGCTTCGGCCATTTTTTCGCGCGTGTCGTTATCTGTTCCACGAACATAAACGCTGAAATGCTGGCTGGCAATCTTCTGATATTCCTTTTCAAGTTCAGCACCATTGGCCTTAGTTTCATCGTATATTTCCTGGTATGCCTCCTTTTGTTTAGCAAAATCTTCTGTCGGTGATATCGACCCTATTTTAAGAGCCTCGGCGGTAGCGTTTATATTCTCTTTCCCTGATAAATCAACCGATAATTGTCCAACACCTTTCTGAATATTTCCCCAATCTCTCTGAAATCCGGTACCAAATCCCTCCAATACATTTCCTTTTTCTTTAACCGGACCCAAAGGTTTTACGGAAGAAAATTCCGGTGCGTCAACTTTTGTCGTATCGGCAACTGCTGGTTGTACTGTTTGTGAGGCAACCTCCGGTTGAGTAGTATCGGTAACCGCCGATTGTGTGGTGTCCGCTGATTCAACTTGGGCCGGTTCTGCCTGGGGCGTTATCGGTTCCGTTGTTCCAAAATCAACAAATTCCTTATACTTAGGGAATTTAGCCACGAAATCTGTTGCCAACTTATTATCGTCAACATCCTTGTATAAGGGATATTTTTTCTTAATGTCGGCCGCAAATTCAGAAATGGTTTTCTTTTTAACATCGACAACAGGTTCCATGCTGTAAGATTTATTTGATTCCGTAACCTAATGGATCGTCAGTATTCGTTTGATCGCCGGCGTTGGTCTGTAAAATGTTATTCAACACTTCCGGTGTGATTTTTGGATAATACTTTGCAATTATTCGTTTTTGCTGATCGTCCGGCATTGCCATACCCTTCAAATTCTTAATCGTTGTGCTTATCTCCTCGGATAGCATTCCGTTGGTATGAAGGTAATTTAATACGGCATCTGCCTGTAATCCATTGATTTTAGCCACCTCTTTTCCGGTGGTAAAATCGTTTAAGGTCATGAAATCTTTACTTGCCCTGGATGTTCCCTGTCCGGTTTTTGGTTTACCCTCCGGATATAATTGTTCATTCGTTTTGCGTTGCTCTTCCCCTGACGCTCTTGTTTCTGCGAGTTGATTGGCTCCCTGGGCGCCTATTTCCCTCATTCTCTGACGGCCTTGTTCCTGTTCAACCTGGATGGCTTTTGCCAACCGCTTATCTTCAAGTTCTTTTTGCAACTGCTGGCTTTTAGCGTTTTCTCCAGCCGTAAATGTTTGGGCGCCGGTCTGTAATTTTTCCTGGTTCCCAAAACCTTTCTCTTGCATGGTTTCGGCATGCTTATATCCAGCGGCCGTTTGCTCCTTCTGAAAGGTCTGTGAGGCTTTTTGTGCTTCTAATTGTTTTGCCTCTGCGTCTTGTTGCGCGATTTTCTGCGCGGCCTGACTGAGCATGAATGAATTTATCTTA